TCCTTAGTCGCTTTCTGAGCCTCTTTCTTTGCTTCTCGTTCACTTTGCCCTGTCCGTTTTAAAGCGTGTACAGTTGCGCCTTTTATTCTTTTCTCTTCCAAGTACGCATCGTAGAGTCTACCATAACACATCTTAAGCTCACCGAACGAAGCGCAGTCACTGGCATTCGCTGGAAAATTCCGATAAGGTCGCTTCAAAGAGCCTCCCTCTGGGCATACTCACTATCAGGCAAAAGGACTTTTACTGCTGTCAGCATCTCATCCTTGCGTTCATGGTTAAAGATAGAGTCTGAATCCTTTAGGTATTCATCTATTATGCTTAAGGCGCATAGCCTTTCCGATAGACGCAGGTACGTAGCCTCATTAGAACTGTCGTAGAAGGCATAGATGACCTTGGATTTGAGGATGAAGTGCATTCTACGTTCTGAGCCTTCTTCCATTGCAATGACTGTATCCAGATCCATACGTGTATCCTCCCTATTATTGCATATAATATACGATCATCTGTAGATTCTCGTTTTATCAGTTAGCCATTCATTCGTCCTGTCTACCGATTTCCTAAGAGAATCAATTCGCCTATTTATCCGTTCGATATCGCTCCTTAGCATCAGCAGCAGTACTAAATTGAATGCTACCAGCGTTAAGCCTATGACCGCAAGTCCCGCTTGGATCTCTTTAGCGTCCACGGGTTTTCTTCTTTTTATCGGTAATCAATGCCGCCAGCACTAACGCCACAGCACCTGCGACTATACTACTCGCTAAAATAGCAAACGCGAGATGGCAGTTGGTCACGCTATTATGCAGCCTCCAGTGCTGCTATTTTTGCCTCTGCCGCTTCGAGTCGAGCCTGTAATTCTTGCACCACCTTGAGGCCGATCTGCGCTAATATTGAGTACTTAGCACGTTTAGTAACAGTACCCAAATTAACCATTTTATTATGAGTTGCTATAACCCTGTTCCCATCCTCATCAATATTATATGTCTCGTTGCCGTCTGCGTCTAATATCGGCACGTCTTGGCTGCTATAGTCTGGCGCGTCCTCGACCAACCCCGGAAACACTGTCTCCAATTCCTGCGCCACTACCCCAAATCGCATAGGCGATTCTGCATCTTCCGCGACATCCGATTTGAGTCGATATTTACGAAATTTGACAGCTTTGAAATCATCCCAATACGAACGTACATCTGTAATGTCCTGCTTAAGTTTTAAGTCCGATATTGCGCCGTAACTGTTGTTTGCATTTACAACATCGCCGTCAGTGTGAACTATAAACCGTTCTCCGCTATTGTCGTGAAGATAGAGGAAATAATACGATGAACTTCCTGTTACGTCTCCGGTCATTTTCATTGACATACCGCGAGGAGCAGAGCCACTGCTATTTATGCAGTCTACCACCGCGCCATCGCTTCGACTGGACCTGACATCAAATGGCGAAGTTGGCGAGGACGTGCCGATGCCGACATTGCCGTCTTCTTGAATTTTCATTAAAACTGTTGCAGATGTTGTGTTGGCATTATGCCCAAAATAATAAGCGCGGTCAGTCTGATCATCATTGGAGTCAATGCTAAAATACATCGACTCAGGAGTGGCAATCAGAGCATTGGAGGTATCGTGAACGCCCAGATCCAGTGATGGCGAACCGTTGACGGTGGATATTAATACCGTCCCTCCACTGTTGATTCTCATACGCTCTGTAGCGGCTGTGCCGAATTTTAGCGCGTTGACCGAATCGTGTTCATATTGTATATATCCCTGATTTGTTGTGTCGGCAGTATCAGTCCAACCCAGAACTCCATTGCCATCCGTTGGCGCGTACATAATCACATCTGCATTCGCATTGCCATCGCCTACAACGATAACGTCCGTGTTGCCATCTACAGTTGACGGTGATGCGTTATTGACACCAAGTCTCGTCCCATCAAAAATGAGATTGGACTCGGATGTAAGCGCACCTGTTCCGTTGCCTGTTAGTATCTGACTCGTTCCAACGGTAGATAACCCCGTTCCACCATGCGCCACCCCTACGTCTGTTCCCTGCCAGACTCCAGTGCCTATGGTGCCTACGGTAACAATCGAACTACTGCCAGCAATGGGCGAGTAGAGCGATCCAAGAGCAGTGCCTCCGAGCGTTATCGCGTCTGCTTCAAGGGTTCCGTTTACGTCTATATCACCATCCAGGTCAATATTCCCAGGTATTGTTACGACACTTGCGCTGCCTGCACCTATCGTAGCATCAATACGTCCATCAGCAGACGCAGACCCTGTAACGCTCAACCCCAACGTATTCGTAGCATCATTCTCCGCGACATAGACACGTAATCCAGCAGCTTCTGACCCATGATCGGCTTCCACTACGTAGGCATCTATATAAGCTAACTTCTCCGCAGCATTATTGCTCGCATCTGTACCGAAGAACTCAATCGTCCCCATAACATCATTATCAGCACCTTGACCAGAACCGGGATCTTTTGTAAAGACAAATTTACCAGCAGTAGCATCGGCATGGGTATTCTTGAGCTCTATCTTGGGAAGATCCGCAGAAGTCGAGGTGGCAGTAAGAGCATCACTTGCAAAAGTCAATGTTGACTCTACAATAGCTGAAGAACTACTACCGTAAGTAACCATACCATCCGCAGTAGATCCACTAAAGGATATACCTCCTCCAGGAACTGATTCCCATGCAGGTACTGTCCCCGCCCCTCCAGTAGTTAAAACATAACCATCAGTAGATGCCCCTAGCCGCTCTAAGAAACCGCTTGCGTCACGATAGTAGATATCTCCAGTAGCATCAGATCCTAGAGTCATAGTAGCAGAGCCATCTATAACTCCAGACCAAGTTCCACTAGTGATTGTACCTACCGTGGCTAAAGATGATGCTGAGGTAATACTATTCTGCGCAGCGGTAGATATCGTCCCTGCCAGGGTCGAACCAGTAACAGCCCCACTACTAGTAATAGCTCCATCTGCTTGAATAACACCAGCCGTGGAAATCGTTGCTCCTGTGGACCCATAACCTCCACCAAATGTTGCCCCTGCAGTACACACTAAGCTAGCTAGAGTAGCAGCTCCGGTAGTTCCTAAAGTTCCTCCAATACTTGTATTTCCACTACTGTCTATTTCAAGCGCTGGCTGCGCCCCAAGAGATCCAGTCCCATAATTAATAACAAACTTATCACTATCCCCATCTTCCACACCTAAGGAGTACTGAACAGTTCCACTAAGAGCAAACTGAATAACAGAGTCTCCATCGCTAGCTGTATTATTAATTTGAAGATTAGTTCCGTTAGCGTGAGCTCCAGCCATCGTCAGCCCTGTATCAGCGACATGAGTTAAGCTAATATCACTATCTGCCCCAAAGTTTAGAACCGCTGAGTCGGAACTAAGACTAACATCATCAGATACTGTCATATCTCCAGTTATTGCAACTCTTCCAACACCAGCAGCCGTGGCTCCTGCAGTGAGAAATTCCGTCATAGTTCCAGCAACAAGAGCTCTTATCCTAAACTCAGAGTCCTTACTACCTGTAGAAGCATCTGTCAGGACCCAGTCAAGATTTACTAAGTCAGAGGCTGTACCCGCATCATCGTCTGCATAAAGAACAAGCCTACCTCCATCGTTATCCGCAGCAGTTCCACTAGCAGGATCCAGACCAAATTCTGCAACTTCCACTATTCCTGCAGCCGCCGCATTAGTCGACTCAAATGACTTTTTGCCTGTCATAGTCTGGGCTGTCGACTTGCCCATTATGCCATCTGTGCTAGTTAGGTCTACATTCGCCTCATCTATATTTGTAGACTCTAAGAAGGTAAGTACATTGTTTAACCAATCTCTTACCTGTTCGGCATCCATCTCATCGCCAGGATCTGGCAGAGGAGTTGATGGACGAGTTACTGTTGCCATACGATCATCTCCCTAACAAATTGTTACAGAGTTTAGTTTTCTAAAGGTACGTACTCGACAATATATCCTACTATGCTCGCAGGGGAACTAGCTGTCCACTCTGGAGCTAAAGTCTCGCACATCATATTAACAAAAGTGTTTGCCCTTCTGCTCTCTGCCCCTGGCCACTGCTTTCCAGTATTCCAGCTAACTCCAGTGTTCCAAGAATACTCAGCGCCTACATTAAAAGAATCAGTTACTGTAGCTCCCCTTCCTTGATCTATATTAACCCGCATTGTAACATCACTAGCTTCTTGGCGTTTATTAAAGATAGTCTGGATATTAAGTATATGCTTTACCTTTCCTGGAAGGCCCAGATCATTAGGAGCCATCTTTATGCGCCAAGTGTAACCAGTCCCATCATCCGTTATAAAATCACTGCTATTCGCCTTATACAAATAACCGTTGACTCCTCCAAACCAATCAAGTTCTGTAGAGCTAAGAGTTATCTCTCTGGCATAATTTATAGGATTAGATATCAGATCAAACCATATATCCCCTGTCTCCCAATCCCAAACCATAACTTTGTCATGCCCTGAAGTATTACCAGAACTCGACACTAAGACTCTAACCTGATGATCTTTTTCTCTAACAAACAACCTTGCGTATTGCATCCTTTCTTGGTTAAGACTAAACCATCCATTCTTAGATCCAAGATCATCTAAGTTAACAATACGAAAATTAAGATCAGGAGTAATAACAAATAAGCCTTCCCTTGCAACACCAGCAACAAACTCAGGCCGCACTACAAGACTTTTAGAAATAGGAGTAAAGCCTCGCCTAGGCTGTCCAAGTTGGAAATCAAAGTGTCCTAGCTGATCATATACTATCTCCCCTGGATAAAGCCCGTCTTCTTTAAATATCAGCGCTATCCCCCAGTTATCACAAGCTGCCACAATCTTAGGACCACCGTCATAGATCTCGTATCTGTTGTCAGCCCTCCAAGTTGTTATATCAACCTCATAAGTTCTTCTATTAATATCACACCAGCGAACTCTAGTAGGATAATAAGTTCCACTCTCAGTAGTTCCCCAAGATAGCATAAGATTCTTATGAGTAAGGATTCCCTGACACTTACTCCAAGGCATACCTGTAAGATTAGTAGTATTAGAACTAGTAGACCCTGTCCAAGTACGAACTTGGTCTACAGCATTATTCATAATCAATTTATCTTTAAGAAACACAAACTCAAAGATATCATCGTTGCCGCCAGTAAAATCGCTGCCAGTTATATCAGTTCTGGATACTGCTCCTCCAGGATCTGAGTAAGCCTTACCAGGAGTAGTAACTACTTGCCTAGTAGTACCATCAGCGAAAGTTCCTTGCCACAAACCTGTAGGCATCTCTCCACCAGGAAGTATAGTCGTACTATACTTATTATACCCAAACCGACTCTTTGCTACACCCTCTTCTGATATATTAACATTGGTAAGAACTTCGCAGTTCTCAGGACTCAAGTTAGGGTTAGGATACCGCCACCTTGATTTTTGCCCTTTAATAAGGAATATACCAGACGTTACTGCTTCTGGTGCAACTCTAAATACTTCAGTCATTAGCTAGCCAATCCTACGTCTACGCCCTGGATATAAGGAGCCAAAGGCCTATTTCTCATCTGGACTCTATTCTGCACATTGCCAAAGACATATAAGGACGCTGGCTGAGAATTATTATCCCCAGTGAACTCAAGCATCCTAGCCTCAAAAGTCGCTCGATGCCTGTCAGCCACTCCTGCTTTTCCAAGAGTAGGCAGCAGATCCGCTGTAACTCCCCAAATTAAAAGATCATGAAAGTCCTGATTAAACTCAGGCCAATCAGTATCATTCACAAGAGGAGGCTTACGCATCTCACAGCGAATAGTGTAAGTAATTGCGGCAGCTGGAATAGGATCAAACTCTATCCACTGATAGTCTGGAGAGTCCCACCATACAGGGATAACAGCAATAGTATTAGCGTCATCATCCTTTACTGTTACATTACCAGCAAAAGTAGATCCTGTAGCAGGAACTTTAGTAACTCTTTCTACTCCTAGTTCCGAGTCGTAACTATTAGAGGTATTAACAGAAGTAGTCCCATTCATTTGAACCTCTTCTGTTACCAAAACACCGCTAGTGTTAAAACCTGTTACTCTGACTTTAAATTTCTCTCCTGCATCATCGCCGCTATCACTAGTAAGCGCCAGAGTTCCATCACTATTAGGATATTTCTGAACCCCTCTAACGCCAAAAGGATAAGCGCTCGCTGGCGTAGAGCTATCTGTAGATCCTGGATTTCTCTTATCAAAGTCCCTGGCCGTGCTCATAAATACAAAGCGCGGAGTAGTGGGATCTTCTATATTAAGAACTTTTCGTACATAAAGCGGAAGTCCGTACTTACTAGTTGAAGCAACTGAAGTAAGAGAAAACTCCCTGTGCTCATGAGGCACCTTGCCACTATCAAGAACCCTGCGGTAAGCAAAGTTTACTTGATCCTTAACAAGAGCCTCAAATGCCCCTCCTTGTGCCTGCCCAGAATAAGCGAGAATATCAGTAATGATTTCCCGAAAGGTGGACATTCTACTTCTCCTTACTGGCCCCTTTAGCCGAGTTGATTACTTGTTCCATAGAAGGAGATCCGTCATCCCCAGCATTCTTCTTAAAGAACTCCATCATCTGCCCAAAGAGCTCTGCTTGTTGCTCTGTTCCAGCCTGATACATATCAGAAAACGCAGAGTACATATCGGCCTGGCTTGAGGCTCTCTTTTGATCTTCGCTACGGGCCAAGTTCGCTCTGGCTTCAGGACCGTTAGTTATGAAAGCTTCCTTTACGCGAAAGTTCCATTGCTGAAACACAGGAACATTCTCGCCTGTTTGGTCTGCATAAGCATCTACTTCAGCCTCATTCATGGGAGGGCGGCCTGGAAGAATACCCATAAGCCCGTCCATAGTCCCAACAAGAGTTGCATATATTCCATCATCTATTTGCAGTCCTCGAGGCTCTCCTTCTGTGCCGACTAAAAGCCTTTCCCTCCGATTACCTCCACCTACGTCAGAAGTAACCTGAAAGACCCACTCACCTTCCGGCTGAAAATCCGCCACCAGGTTATTAGTACTGACATACTTAGTCATCACTACTTCGCCCTTTTGTTCAGGCGTCAGTTGAAGAGGAACACCCTTTTCATAATCCTTAGTCTCAACTTCAACTTCCTTATTGATATCTAGTAAAACTGGCATAGCCCTGTTCTCCCTTTAGAGTTTTATATACTAAAACCTGCAATGTTTACTTGACAATCAGAAGTACTTGCTGATATAACAGCGTTAACAGCGTTTCCTGGAGTGCATACCCACATACCACTTTGGGACATCTGGGAAGGACTAGTGTCCTGTTTATTACTGGAATAACCTATAGAAAGATCTTGGGCAGCTCCGGAGTCATTGCCTGTAGCAGTTGTAGAGGCATAAACAACTCCTAAAGTAAAGAACAGAGGAACAGGAAAACTCCTACCTACAACCCCATTTGCGGTATTAGGAATTACGTAGTTGGGAACCGTTGTTCCTAAGGTTACGTCTCCAGTAGTGGCAGCATCAAAAAGCTGTAAAAAGGCATCAGCCGCTGTAACGTTGTGCATATCTATAGAGTTTATAAGAGTATCACCAGCCCTAAGAAGTATCTTTGTTGCATCTGCATCATCATTAAATGATCTAGAAGATGAAGCGCCTCCTCCAAAAGACCACTCTGCTATAGTGCTAGCGCCATCTCTCAGCTGAAGAGTGGCTTCTGTGTCTGAGTGTCCAGACACATGAGTTATAATATGACTAACTCCTGTGGCTGCAGCATGGGTTGCTACTGCGCCAGCACCTGTTCCAGCTTGGGTCTCAGACCAAGCTTTATTTAATTCAAACAACGAGGCCATATCTACACTCCCACTATGTTTAACATCTCGTTAATTCTATGCTCATAAGTATGAGCGCTTCTTACCTTCTCATGCCCTGCTTTTGCTATCTTCTCTCGCTCCATAGGATTATCTAAAGCCCACTGAATCTTATCTACCATTTCCTCCTCCCCCTCGTAACCGAGGAAATGTTCACCTTCTGAAAAGCCCAGATCATCCCAGCCAACTACATCTCTATTAGTAACAAGACAATTACCATAACTAAGAACCTCAAAGAATCTCATATTAAGGTCATCTCTAATAGAGATATTAAAGCCAACTCTGGCCCTAGCATATCTCAAAGCAGCTTGATCAAAGAATACATTATAAGCAAACCAACTGTTAGGAAAGTTCTTAAATATTACATCTAAATAATCTATTCTATTGTTTGATCCTTCTATCTGATTATTACTAGTAGGTAGATGACCAACAAAAGCTACATCATGGAGCTTCTGAAGTCCATAGGATCCGAAAAATTCTTTAGGTATATCAGCTCTATTATTTTGAAACTCTGCATAGCTAGGATCTACAGGAGGATAACAAGCTAATGGAAGCCAGTGAACATTCTGTATTCCATCTAACTTCATCTTTGCAACATCAGACTTCTGACATAAGAAAACATGATCAAAGTGCATAGCCCACTTTAACCTAGTTTCATATCCAAGATGAGTATCCACTAGCCAGCAAGCATTAGGACTAGGAAGATCAGGCATATCAATCTCATCTCTTCCATCATCTATATAAAGCCAAAAGTCGTGCTTACTAAAATCAGGCTGTACATACCAAGGCCTGTTATAGCGGTCCATACCTGTTTCTTTATACCCCATTCTATATAAAGTATCTGTTACTCTTCTAGCTGTGCCATTATTTCTAACTTCAGCGTTATAGAGAAGTCCTGGACTTTTCATGCCAAAACCTCCGATACTTTATGACAAACTAACCTAATATTATTAAGAGTTTCACTTTCTATAGAATCTATATCAAAACCACTAACTTTTACTAGCCGCTCTAAACTATCTTTATTAAAAGCATGAAGATGTGTATAGTCTAATATTATAGTATTAGATGTTTCATGGTTAGGAATAGTTAAAAATAACTTTCCTTTGGGAACTAACAATCTATTCCACTCAATCAAAGCAGCAAAAGGGTCTATTAAATGCTCTAATATATGAGCTGCTACTATATATTCTTGACTCTCATCATCAAGAGGAACACTTGTAGCGTCTGCCTTTATGTCAGTTAATGCCTCTCCTAATCTTTCACCTCCCTCACCTAACTCTCCAGCATCTCTTATATCTACTCCTATAGGCCCTTCTAACTTTCTCCCTCCACAACCTATATTAAGACCAGAAGCCCCATTATAAGGTTTAAGAAGCTCCTTATACCAATCTTCTTCTGTAAGAAGAGGTTTATCCAGATCCCATTCTTTAGGATATTTCCAATGTGCCAAGATACATTCTTGCCAAGCTCTCACACCATGCTTAGAAATAAGAGCATTATTAGTAACTTCTTGACTCCAATTAGAATCCCAATCATCTCCATGAACCCTTAATCCAGTCTGTTGCCCATGATGATGAAGATATGCTCTTCTATCTATTCTTATACTATAACCAGCCTTTATTAAACGAATACTAAGATCTAAATCATCACCTCCAGGTAACTCAGCATCAAGGCCTCCAATTTCCTTAAATATATCTGTTCTAATAACCATACAAAAGCCTATCAAAAAACTACTATCACAGACTAAAGGAACATCAGTACGTTGAATACTTTGATTACCTGCAACAAAGTTACTTCCTGGCCCAACAGCTACCACATTATCTTTTAAGTGCGAAATAAGCTTTGTCCAAAAATCCCACTGTGCAGGAATAAAAATAACATCATCATTTAGCAAACAATAGTAAGGAGTCTCAACTGTTTCAAGAGCTAAATTATGTGCCTTCATCCATCCTAAATTTTCTTCAGGCTCTATAACTTTTACATACTCTTTAGCTGAGTCAGGCAAAGACTTAGCCACTTCACTTTTTCCTCCATTATCAATTACAATAACTTCAAAAGGATACTTAGTACTAAGAAAAAGTGACTCTATACATATCTTAAGCATATCAAGATTATTCCAAGTTGGTATAACTATAGTAAGAAGGTTCTTCATACAGCAACCCCCTTTTCATTAGTCACTACAACTTGTCCATTCCTCATATCTTTTAGCGTATCTCCAAATTCCTTAACATAGTCATCATGATTATGCTGTCTATTAGCCCAGTACGCGTCTTCATTACACCACCTAGGTGCATGGTGTAGATGTTCAGTCTTAACTCCAGTATCCATCCATCTCTCTATACTAAACTCTTTGCACCTATAACTAAAGAAATAATCTTCTCCACATCCAGTACTGGCAAACCATGGCTTAGGAATTTCTTTAAATATATTCATATTATAAAGACATACAGCTGCTCCTAATGCAAGCTCCCCTCCTATACTAGAACTTCCAATTAACTGATCTCTAGGATAGTCTAGTAATATCTCATTCTTTTCAACAACCTTAGCATTATTCGTAATATCCCACTTTTCTGTTAACCGAAAAATAACAGGAAAAATAGGATCTCTAGCACTAAAGGCTAATGCACTTACTACGGGCTTTTGATGCCTCCATAGGCGAAGAAAAGCATCTTTTTCAAACCTCATATCATCATCCCACCAAAAGAGATAATCAGCATCTATCCCTATAGCTACATCTACTATTCTCTCTCTTGCCACCCCAACTAACGAAGTACGACTGTAATTTACTATATAGATCTCTAATTTTTCTATATCCTGCCACTCTTCTATTGTAGGATCAGCCAAGCCTTTATCATACCCAGTTTCTTCTAAACTAGGAAGAAAATCTAAGTTTTCAATTTTAGGCATCATCTCGTGTACCCATAAACTTCTCTCACGAAGCGCACCAAAGTACATCATCATATCAAAATAAAGTGGAAAAGTATTATCATCAGGCCCTGTATACCAAGGCATACCTAACACTAATTTCATTATTTGTCCCTTCTCTCCATTAAGTCTTTAAGCCGCTCACTTAAAGTTCTATACCTAATAAGCCCTGTTCTCATCTTAAAAAATTCCCACATAGTGCCAGTTTCTACAACCTTAAATTGATGTCCTATATGATGACGCTTAATATTATTATCTGAACTTAACAGCCACATAATTCGATTACAGGAACATCTAACTAGTTTATCCTTAGTATCTCTTCCATCATGGGGTTTAAGCCATCCAAACATTTCCAGCCCCTTTTAATAAATGCAGGAGAGGGTCTTAACCAAAGGAGGCAGTGACCCTCCCCCACAGCTCCGTAACAATATGTTACAGAGTTTTACATAGCCCTAATAAATACATGATCAGCATAAGCCTGACCAGCAGTAGCAATATTAGCACTCAAAAGAGATCCATTACCAGAAGTTGCTCCACCTCCAATAGTATCCAGAGCAACAATAGGACCATTGAAATCGGCACCAACACTATTCAATCCAAGAGTTGTTAGGTCATAAGTCATTCCATAACCAGGACGGATTGTAACAGCTGCAGCAAGAGGAGCAATTAAAGCACTCTCATGGTACCCATACACCTGAGCAATTCCGACATCGTTATTAGCGACATCCTCATAAGCCAGGCCAATAATATTCCCGCCTCCAAGACCAGCATAACCAAAGGTTGCAGCTTTTGTTGCAGCCTCATTAGTACTTATGCTAGCGGTATTACCGAGAATTTTAACAACCGGATAATGAGCTGTAATAGTTAAACCATCACTGTTAGTGAAGTTCACCCAAACACGCTCAGTATCCGAACGATTTACAGTCTGCATAAACATGAGTATTTTTTCCTCCTAAACAAAATCTATTGCAAAACGAAGAGTAGCTGCAGCACCAGTGTCTATAGCTACACTTCCGTTTGTTGCAGTAGTATCTGCAATTTGATTAATACGAGCTTGAACAGTCGTACCACCAGAAGGAAGATCGCAAGTGAACTGAGCATTCATTATACGGCTTCCAGTACCTAAGACTGCAAAAGTCCTTAAAGTAGTGTCAGCCTCTAAAGTCCCAGTTACAACATTACGATTGCCTCTCCTAGTCACAGGACTGGTATCGTAGGTAATATCTCCCGCTGCCATTTCTCAGCTCCTTTTCTAGGTAATCCCCTGAAGGACGCCGTGGGCACTGCGAAGATTAGTACCCAGATTACCCTGATACAAGATCGGAGCAATAAAGGCATCCTGGTTCACCGGGTTCTGCAAGCCACCATCAGCCATAGCGAAATCAGCGTCACGATGGACAAAACCGAAGATATGCTTCGAGTTAAGGACATACAGATAACCCGAGTCAACCTTCGACTCCCAGTTAATGCTAGCGCCACGGAAAGTCGGGCGGCTAGACAGATCACTCGTACCACCGCCAGTATAGCGAATAGCAGGAACAACCAAGGATTCCAGGGTCTCAGCAACAGACTGAGTGGTAAAGATACCATCAGGCTCGCCCTCTACACCGGCAACTTCCGTGCAATCGTTATAGATCGTACGCAAGTTCGGAAGCAAGTTGACAGCGCCATTACCAACAGATAGAACAGCGTTATTCCGCCAAGCACTATTATTAGCGGAGTTAATATCCCCGTAAGTGCCAGTGGCAGGAGTCCCGTCAACCATAGCCTTAAGGCCCGTAATCTGCTTCGAGCCGTTGGAAGTGCCACCGCTGTAAGCATCCGAAGCCAAGTTATCCGCCAACGTGGACTCAGCCTGAAAGATTTTGTCTTTCGTCAAGTCACGAATACGACTTTCGCCCTGGTTCGAACGTTTGTCAAGACCAGAAATCACGACACTAGTCGCTGCCTGTTTCCAGTTGAAAAAGGCGTTCGTGATTCCTTCGTACCCGGTAGGATCAAGAGCCTCAAGCCCTGAATAGCGCTTGAAGTTCCCACTACCTTCATACATAACCGGGACTTTAATACGCTCACCACCGGTGAGTCGTTTGATACGGTTGCCTTCCCTGATCCACGACCAGAAAGGGCTACGCTTATGTACCTGATCTCGAAGCATCCCCGAGTCCAGGTAATTCATAATTGTCGAGGAAAGTAATGGTCCCCAGACAATCGTAGGTGCGCCATCTCCGACAGCCATTTTAAATTACCTCTTAAGATTAAGTTAACTCGCGGCGAGCTAAAGCCCACGCACGATCCATAACATCATCAGGGCTAGCTTCACCAGCCCTTATATCAACCGCAGCTCCTGGAGTAGAAGCCCCAGTCCTACGAACTACATTAGGAGAAGGTCTGCTGCTACTTCCAGTATTAACCCCATTATTCAGAGTGGTCCTGCCTCTCGCTCCACCAGCTTCAGGGAACTCCATACGGAACAAGTCCAAAGGCGTAACGCCCCTAGATGGATCTTGCAACATCTGCATACGATTGTCAAGTCTCCGCTGAATAGCTGGATTCAAGACAAAGCTTCCAGACTCATCCATAGATCCGAACTGCTCTCCATACATATCAACGCCAGCCCTTAGATCCGCATTGACAGCAGTTTCCGCAGTTTGTTCCTGGGCTTTAGCTTCCTCCCTTTGGTCTAATTCCTGTCGAGGAATATAACCAAGGCGATCAGCCATAGCCTTAAAGACTTCCATGTTCCTCTCTGTAACACCCTCAGGAAGAGGCTCCTCCTGGGGAGGTGCTTCCGGCTGTTGAACAGCTTGTTCTCTTTGCGACATCATCTGTTCCCGCAGGCCCAGAACTTCTGTGCGAAGGTCATGCCATTCGTTGTTGTTTTGGCTCATGCGCCGCTGCATACCTCTCAGGGCTTCAGCGGCCGCAGGATCTGAATTATCTAAACGAGCAAGAACCACATCAGTTCCCTCTCGGGAAGCCTGACCAGGGTCTTGCACCTGAGTTCCTTCCAACACTGCATCAATATCAAGATCGTCTTCACCAAACTCTTGAGCTTGATCATCAAGGTAAGCGTTAACGCTGCCTTCTTCCATCTGTCCAGTGTCGCCCCGAACTACTTCACTCATCTTTTCATCCTCCGCTATTTAGTAGGAAGACAATTCTTCCAGCCCTTTTTCTTCTCCATAACAATTTGTTACAGAGTTCCTAATCATACCCTGGAATCTCTCCAGAAAGCTCTCTGGAAACAGTACGCCCTTCCGCGTCTGAAACCTCTATAACAGCATCATCAAAGGCCTTAGGCATCTTTTTTCGCTTGCCAATCGGCGGCTGCTTCTTTATCAGGTTAGGATTCTTATCATCGAAAATCCTAGATCCTCCAACTTGGTCTCCAGCCTCAACCACTCCCAGTTGGTTCATAATAGCCTTTTTATCACGGGCAGAATAGACATCGCTCCCAAGACCTTCGTCATAGTAAGGCTCAAACGTATCTGCAGTGAAGCGTTCGGGCACTCGGTTCATCCTCTTTCCGCACGGACATTCGACCGGATTGCCTCTGTCATCCACTTTTCTATATACGTCATCTTTCTTTCCACAATCTAAACATTCAAAACTATAAACAGGCATCAGAAATCATTCCCTCCCAGTTGCCTTCTGCGCCACTCATTGATAACTGACACAGCCTTAGCTCTATTTTTTACTTGTTCTTCTCCTTCTCCCCAAGTCTCAGACAAGTCTCCAAAGCCAAGACCATAACCTTCTTCATCCGCACCGAGTAGCTTACTATCCCAATCCTGATTATTCTTAATAAAATCTTGGTTAACTTTTGCATAGGCTCTACTATCTGTAGGATAGTTAGGAGCCATATCAGTAACACCAGGAAAATCAATGAAAGTACTAACATACTGCATTAGATTATTTAAAGCTATATCATTCCATCGAGGCATTGCAGCATCAAGGTTCTCTACTTCAGGTATTTGATCCCAAAAAGACACATACTCCCTCTGCGTAGTTGCTCCACTTGCCCAGTCTATTTCCTGTAGAGGACCTTCCACAGGGTGTCTACCAAACTCATGTATGCCAGCATCAGTTATAGTAGGCCCTACTAAATCAACATGCTCGTCTGATGCCATCCAATCAGACACGAGGCTAGCGTTTCTTCGAGCGTCTCGTTGGTACATGTCATCAAGGGTTGTTTGGCTCTGTGCAACTGGATCTTCACCAATGTCCCTTTGCCCTATCGATCCTTGCGCATCCAAATCAAAAAGAATCGCAGATAATTCCTGAGGAGTTACGGGCGCTCCAGTAGTATTCCCCTGAAGATAAGCATCTATTAATCTATCCTGCTCTTCCAAAGAAAAATCTTCAAGGTAAGACCTTATCTCATCTGAAGTCATATGAGCTGAAATGCCCAAGTTGGCAGAGCTTGTCCCAGCAGAAGGATGTTCTGACAACCTCTCAGCTACTTCATTAAGCCTAAGATCTCTTATCTCTTCCTCCGTCATTTCAGATAACGGTCTACCAAGCTCCTCAGTTTCTTCTGCTTCTCTGCGTTCCGTGCTCCTCCTATCAGCGTCTGAGAAAGTGGCTTCCAGGCTATCAAAGTCCTCCTGCGTAATGCCTTCCGCGTCTGCACCAGCACGCTCTCGCTCTAGTTCGTCAGATGATATACGCCCAGCATAATACTGTCTTAGTATCTCCAGATTCTCTGGGTCTACTATCTCCCACCTATCTTCCCAATCAGGATGAGATAGTATAGCATTACCAGCTTGCCCAGCAGTATCAAAACCAAGGACATCCTCAGCCGCTAAAGCACCCAGAACATCTATCATAGTATAATTCTGAGGAGGCGTTCCAGAAGCTCTTTGTAGTGTCTCTTCTGGACTTTCAGCAGGTAAGCGAGTCGATGGCTCTTCTTGTCTATAATCACTCCCTGATAGTACCGCTCTAGGCCCTTCATCATTATACTTATCTACCTGCCTTCTTACACTATCAGCGAATCGCCGAAGGGCTCCACCATCTAAATTACTAATTATTTCCCTTTGCAGTCTTATCGGATCTCTTATCTCTCTTACAATACCATCTTTAAAGTCTTCAGCTGCAGAGCCTATTAAGAAATCAAGAGCCTCTCCTACATGCCCTGGATTGTTCATACCCCCACTAACCTTCGTAAGAACATCAAAGGAGTTATCAAGAGTCAACCCAAGATGCTCTCCGATAGCAGGATAATCAATTAAAAGTAACTCTCTTAATCTCTGCCTTTTATCGCTAAGCATCCTACCCACAGGATCATAAGGATTTTGCTTAGAAGCTATATCTTCAGCTCTTGCCTGGTCTAGCTCGTCTAAAATTCTAAGATAGTCTTCTTTGTACTCTTCAAGAAAATCGTCTCGGATTCCTGGCTCCAGATCAGGATTTAATATAGTTCTTAGGTCTAAAGCCTCTATAGGCCATTCAACATCACTAACTATATTAGGCCCTGTGCTAGTACCTTCCCCTTGTATATACTCCCCCAACAGCGATGATCTCCCCCCAACGGAAAGATTCCCTCTACCTGACGTTCCTCCACGACCGCCTGCCGCTATACTGGCGTGTGCCCATCCGCTAACAGGAAATCCTCGAGCCGCTCTTTCGAAGTCCCTATTATACCTAGTTTCTAGGTCTGGGCTAGAAGTACCTGGAATAGCAGTAATAGGAAGCTCCCCACCAGCGCTAGGCCTGGAAGGCATACGAGAAGCTACAAAGTCTACCTCTTCTTGATGTGTCCTAGTGTTACTACCAAATTCTAGGCTCCTTATAAGCCCAGACACATCGCTTTGATCTCTTCTTAGCAAAGACCTAGGAGGCTTAGGATCGCTAGTACCAGGATATGAATACTCAAAATCATCTAAAAAAGCACTAATAGCATTAAAGTTATTCCCATCATAAACTAGCGTCCCCCCAAATAAAGTAGTATTAGGGGCCTTTGAAAGAAGATCCTCTCTTATAAATTCATCTTTAAACAATCTATCAAAAAAGGCAAACTCTTGATCCCCCAGCCTTTTATACATCCTGTCTTGTCTTGGGATACCTATAGTATCAAGGGCATCATATCCCAAGTAATCCTTGTATTCCATTCTTTCAAGAGGATTAGCATCTGGATCAAGGTACCCATTCTCTATCTGCCATAAGATAGAACTCCTGTTATATTCCCAAGTCTCTTCTCTAGTAGGACTGACAGTCGTTACCCCAGGATGCTCTCCTATAGCTGCTACCATAGCAGAGTACTTCGCACTATTTTTTCTCTTATCCCTCTCCCCTTTTTGCCTAAGCCACTTATCCCTCTTTACTACATAACCCTGCCAGTCAGCTGGATCTTTTGGAGGCTCTCCAACAGCCTCATCAAAAGACCTATTATCTTCTTCTATATCCTCTTTAACTCTTTCTTCTCTAGTCTTTCTAATATCCTTGGTTTTTTTAAGAAGGTCTTTAATGTCGTCACTGGGACCTGTAGGTCCTTCATCTCCTTCACCGGGGCCAGGAGCTCCCCCGCGTCTTTCTGGAAGAACTGGATAATCTCCCAACAACCCTTCTACATCCCTAGCACCAGAAAGCCCTGCCGCTGAAACATTAGGATCTGGAACCCCTGCTCTAACATCCCCGATAATAGTCTTAGCTGCCCTTGACATCTTCGGAACAAAAGGTCCAACCGCTATCTCTGCAGGATGAACTAGACCAAAAGCTCCTCTTTCCCCTACTTCCTCTCTCAATCCCTCAGCCAAGGCCCCTGCAATCTGCGACCTCTCTTCTTTCGCCCCAGAATAATATTGCTGCCTCTCCGCTAAACTCTTTGTTCCTGGAAAAGCAACACCCGGAGCCCAAGCCTCCATCTTCATCTGCCTAGCCACAACAGGAGCCAACTGCACAACTGCATCTATAGCTGGCTGAGTGTATTTATCCTGCCACTGTTTTCCTTCAGGCCCATATCTTTGACTAGTACTCATCCCTATCCAGTCTACAGCAATTCCCACTAAGCTCGCTATATCCTGTAATCCCATTTTCAGGCCTTGAGGACTCTTATAGAAAAAGTCATGGACTATATTAGACTTAGGACTCTCCTTGCTTTTTTGGGAAGACCCAGAAAAAACAGGCGTAATACTACCTTTTGATAAATCACTTACAAGCATCTCCAGAGCTTTATACTTATCAGGATTCTCAGTCTCTAACTTCGCAAGAAAAGACCCTTTGTCTCCTGTCATGGCTCTGGAAGTAGCGGAGCTAACATTCACTTGTGTCATTTATAAGTTCCTGAGACAATATTATTAGTCATTGGAGGAACCACAATACCCTTAATTTTATTCTTCCTTCTCCTACGCCTTTTCTTCTTCTTAGGAGGAGGGTACATCTCAGTAGCGCTCATCGCTGAGTCCCACTGCAAGTCCGGCTGTGCATAGCCTGGCATCTTAAGGCTCCCAGTCTCCCAGCCGCCCACGCCTTCTTATTTCATCTTCTACCAATCGTCTCCACAAAGCAATATCTTTAGGTGATGTACCCATATCAGCTAGAAGAGCATCATGGCCTGGAGAAAGAGAATCTAATAATTCATCCTCACTCATAGTCTTAAGATTCTCAACCTCTGCTGCTAGTCCTTCTACCATCTCCTGATCAACTCTATTCTTCCCAGAAGGAGAAGGCATATCCCTAGCCTTCATCCTGGTCTCTGAAGGAAGATCCTTAGTAGCCATAATGTCTGTAGTTTTCTTTGGAACAGAAGGCTTTGGAACATAAGGCTTTCTTCCTTCTCTTTTCATTTTTCTAATAGCAGCTTTATGCTCATCAGCTTTGGACTTTCTACCAAGATCAAAAGTTAAATCCATTACTGCTTCTATAGATTTTTTGGCCTTATCATAAACCTCGTCCGCGTCTGGTTGCTTAGCTATTCTCGCTTTAATAGCAGCTTTATCTAAATGCTTCCATGCCTCCTTTAAGGTACTTTGGTCAGCTCTAGCCGCAATCTTCATAGCATCTTGTACACTACCAGACTGCACAACCTCCAAAATAGTTTCTGCTATTTTTCTACTGCCTTCAACCGCCATAGCTCCAGCAGGGAGCATATCAGCGGCAAGGCCGATCTGATCCCAAGTGTCAAATTTCCTCTTTTTCTGAGCATCGAACTCTTCTCTCGCCGCAGGATCTTCTGGGCCAAGAACCCTTTTCGCTGCAGGAGAAACCACGGCTGTCTTATCTTTAGTCTCTGGTAAATAAGCCATTATGCACTCAATACTTTCTTTGTCTTACGAGAAACTTTTGGAAGCTTTCCACCCTGATCTTCGTCAAGAAACCTCTTAATTACACTAAGCTTCAACCCTAGTTTCTTCCTAAGCTTGGGATCATTCTTAGCGGCATGAAACATCGCCCGCTGATTTTGGCTCTTAAAAGGCATCAGACTGTCACCGTCTCTCCAGCCTGCTGACCCTCACTAGGCATATCTCTGTTAAAGCTATCTGCGTCTAAAGGTCCTACCCCCGCGTTCGCCGCTCTCCCATCCTGTAAGGCCTGCTGAAGCGCTTGGGCCTCTGGATTGGCGAACTCCGAAGTGCCGCCTTCCCCCTGCGTGGCGGCTGCCTGTGCTTGTGCTTGCATCTCTTGAGTCTGCTTCTCAAGCATCGGCAAAATCTCTTCAACGTCTTTCTCATTAAATCCCCTCACTAGCAATCTACGCGCAAGCTCCGGTATGTTCGGAGGAATACCGTAGGTTTGAGTGAGAAGAGGCGTAAGCCCTGCGAATAAGTTTAGCAAGTCCATCCACTGACTTCTCTCAACAGCCAATGCAGTGGACTGACTCGAAACATCCATGGTGAATAAGTACTCGCCTTCAGCAAGCTCCTTACTCAGACTAATAAACTCATTCGCGTTTTTATCCAAGAGAAATAACTTCTCCGGCCTAAATTGCGAATCAAGTTGGAACATCTTCCTGGCCTTGCGAACCTGAAACTCCGAAAGCAACGCCGAGCGCCGATTCTCCCTTGACGTATTCTTCTTCTCCATGATCGAAGCTTCTGTTGCCGTTTCAGCAGTCGGAAGCTGCACCGGCTGAGGAGTACCTGCGCTCCTATCGAACATCTGTTGAAGGAGATTCAACATTCCACCTTTGTCTGAAGGAACAGACAAGAAAGGAAGAGGGATAATAGCATTAGATCCTTGCTCACTAAGACCAGGAACCTCTACAATAGATCCATCTGGAGCATCCAAGATATCCTGAAGGATGTCTCTGTCAATACCCGCCGCTGGATCAACAAGCCACAAGTTCTTCTGTTTCCGTATAGTATAAAGGAACGAGTCCATGATCTCATTAGTCAAAGCCTGGACAGTGTCCCCACCAGCCATAAGCAACGGCGGCTTGTGAAACCATTGCCTAACACCAGTCTGGAAACTCAAAGTCTCTACCGGATAGTTATCAACTCTGTCGTAAGGCCACTCCTCTTCATATTGTAAGAACTTCTCACTGCCCTCGGCAATCGTAAAGAACAAATTCCTAAACTTGTTCTTGCCTACAGGAAAGTTCCTCGCCCACACTTCCCAACCTCTTACGACATCAAAACCATCAGAGTCAAGATCCGCTTCTTTCTCTGGAGCATCCTTATAACGACTTGGCTCAAGAGTCTCTATATTCTGATAAGCTGGATTCGCTCTAACTTCATCTATAGGCAACTCCCAACCAAAGGCTATCCACCTTGCATCCATCGGCCCTTCCAGACTAAAAGCATCTGTTAAGAATAAGTCTGGCTGCCAACGAACAGCATAAGGAGAACCTCTGTGAATATTAGTATTCGCACTAGGAGCTGGCCTATCTTGAAAAAGCTTATGAAGTCTTATATGATCCATGAAAGACTCTTTGATAAGGGCCTTAAGATCATTATTAACATCTTCTTGTAAAAGAAGTCTCAGTTCATTCTGATGTATCTGTATGTGGAAAAGATGATCCTGGCCATCTGCCACCCTCACAGGAATCCCACCCTTAAGGAACGTATTCTCCTCAGATGGATCTTCCATATCCAAGACTGTCATCTCCTGCAACAGCTCTTGCTCTGCTGCATCCACATCCAACTCAAAGCCAATCTTAGCCACACCATAAGGGAATAAGAAAGCGTCAAGCGCCACACGCTCGTCCACCCTTAACTGATTAGTCTCCCTATAGCGGTAATTAGTTATCTTTGCAACACCATTAGCCAAAGACGGGCTATGCGGATCTTCAGGATTTACAGTCCTCGCAGCCTCTCGAGTCTCTGGGTAACACTGAAAAGTCGGAGCTCTGTCTAACATATTAGCCAGGCTCTGGTCTATAAAACCATGAATCAAGCCACTCTTAACACGCCTTACGTGTTCCTCTTCCGCATCTCCCACATCCTGTTCCCGCTCAGTGGTCGCTTCATTATAAAACTGATTTACGAGCACATTACAGGCATCGAACAACGGCTTCACTTTCTTCTGCACAAAGCCAATCTGCCCTTGCCAGTACTGTACTCTCAGGTCCTGCGCTGTAGGATATGACATTATCTTCTCTATAACAATTTGTTATGGAGCGTCAAGGCCCCAGTTATCATCTAACGGACTGGCCTCTGGAAAAGGAACTACAATACCTTCGTTCCGTCTTGGCATCCCTCTTCTCGCCCTGGTGTTTTTCATAACGTACTCATCGAAGGTACTACTACTTGGAACAATCTTTGTAGGTCCAGTTAACACCTCAGCCGCGCCTATCGCGCTGCGGAGCTTTGAGAGCTGCATACCTAACAAAGCCAAGCAATCAATCTGATCGTCATACCTAGCATTGGGAAATCTACTTATCTCGTGCTCAAGCTCTCCCAGCCAAGTAGCATTCTCAGGGACATGAAAGATTCCCATCTGCATTGCCCCTGCTATAGCTCCAGCTCTATTAACTGAATCTTTAGAACCTCTCCCTATAACACTAACATCCTCTAAGACCGTCCAGCAACCAAGTTCCGCTTTACGCTTCCTAAGAAGAGGCCCAACAACCTTACCCATCATAACACGCTCATGTAGCCATTTCAAAGGCTTATACTTAAGCATCAACTCACAAGCACTCTCCACCCCATCAAATATCTCCACTTGGTCCCTAAACACCTCAACAAGGTATATCATACCTCGCTCATCTATGCCGAAGACCATATGAACAGTGTAGTCTCCAGAACCCTTGGTCAGTGCATAATCACTGGTTCCGTAATAAGTCATATTTTCAGGAATCTTACTATCAGGAACCTTCTTCATCCAACCAGGCTGAAAAACATCCCCCTCATCGCTGACCGGTTTCTGCTGATGCAAAGCCATAAAAAGGGACGGATTGCGCGCACGAATAGCGTGGAGCTCCTCAGTTGAGCGCATGTTAGGGCCTTCCGGCAAGAGCGCTTCGCCTGGCGCTCGGCCCAAAGGATCATCCGCTTCTGCGAGGGAGGGAAGCCTTATAATGTCCCAATACTCTTCGCCTGCTTCGTTGAGCTTTTCAATCCGTCCCCCCAAGTCATCGTCATGCCACCTCTGCATGATTAGTATAACAGCACCTGGACCATCCTTATAAGGACGCAGACGGTTGAGCAAAACGCTCGCGTACCAATCCCAAACAGCTCTACGATTATTTAGACTGAGGGCACTTTCGTAACTCTTGAAAGGGTCATCTATGACAGCTATGTGTGCGTGGAAGCCTATCAGCCCGCCTAGTACACCCTCAGCCTTATACTCTCCACCCTGATGCGTCTTCCATTCATTCATGCTCTGAGCATCATCAGCGATCTTGATCCCAGGAAACACTAAACGAAAGCGGTCATCTTTTATTATATTCCTAACATTCCTTCCAAACCCAAAGGCCAGATCTGCTGAATAGCTTGCCTGGATGAACTCCAATGTCGGGTTTCTGCCGAAGAACCAAGAAGGAAATATCTCACTAGAAATCCTGGATTTACCAATAGCAGGAGGGACAAATATCGCCAGCCGCCGAAGTTTCCCTTGCTCGACAGCTTGCAGCTTCTCGGCTATATGATAATGAACCTGGTAAGGATCATAACCATCATCCATGAACTGAGCGTACTTTACCAGACTACCAGCCGCCTGTTTGCGCCTGATAAGCTCTCTGGCAACCTCAGCTGGATCCTGGGCCTCAGGTGTTAGGGCCACAGGAGTATTGGCGATCAATTCATTCACTGCGTTGCAGCTTCCTCTTTCTTATGATCACTAAGGGCTTCCCCAAGCACCTTACGCTCTTCATCATCTAAGACAGCAAAATCAGCCTCGATGGCTTCCGGATTAGAAGTCGCCAAACGATCAAGAACTCCCACAAGGGCCTCTGTAGAAGTCTGATCCACCGAGTGTATAACGTGCTGATCTACTTCCCGCCTCTCTGTATACCCACGATCCTTACCGAGAGTCTGAAGAACTTTCCAGCTGTAAGCCTTGTCTCCACTCTCAACAGCCCTGAATATGTTGTCCTCAGCTGTGTCGATGATCCTCTCACGTGAATCAGCCATCACTTGCTGCAGTGCCGGACTGCGAGTGATGTGGTAACGGACTGCTTGAGCAGACCCCATGCCGACCGTGTCAGCGACTTTGCTGAGGACTCCTTTGTTAGCGATGATGGCCTCTGCAAGGATATTCTCCCGAGCCTTACTCTGACCTTGGAGAGCCACCTTCACATCAACTTCTTCCTTCGCCCTGTTCCGCAAACTCGGCGCTGTGCATCCAATCTTATCAGCCGCCTCTTCAACTGTCATAGTCTGCTCGAGGGCCTGAATCATCAACGCGGAGTCTATCTCCCTTTTACGTGCCATGTTACTTCTTCCTAGTCCCAGCCTTCTTCACCTTCTGGCCGGTCTTCTTCGCATAAGTCTTTGCAGCCTTCTGGCCAGACTTTGAATACGAGAATTTCTTTCCTCCAACTTTAGGCATTTTCAGCCACCTTTCTCAAGGCCACAGCTCCGTTACTTTCTTTGGACTCTGCCTCTATATGCCAATCAGGGACTACGTCTTGTATAGCTTGAGGATAAGGACGAGTCTCGGAAAGGATTTCTTCCAGCGGATAGTCCACACCGATACTTGTAGTTGTGGCTTCTTTTATCCTTAGGACATCTCCATTCTCAACATAAGAACTTTCTATACTGTCTATAGTACTGAAATAACCAAAACTCATAGTTCCATTTCTGTCAGCAAACTCTTCTGTATCATGTATCGCTATAATACCATCATCAGCCATAACTCTTCTAAGCGCTAAAAGTTCTTTCTCTAAAGTCCAATAGTTATGATCTGTGTCTAGTACACAAAAGTCTATAGAACATTCTTCCATCTTAGGAAGCTCTACGTAAGACACTCCATATATCCACTCAAGCTGATCATGCTCAAATACTGCTCTTTTTATATCAATGCCACCATCTGGAAGCTCTTGCGTCCATGTAGGATATTCAGGACTAATAACTATAAGCTTATACCCCAACTCTTCAGCCAGGTATATAAGATTAATAGTATTCTCTCCTTTGTTAGCTCCCAACTCAAGCACAGTCTTAGGCTGACGCTCTTTAATAAGAGCTTTCAGATTCAAATGTTTATCAAAGTGTCTGTGCATACCTTATAAGGGTACGAGGGAGCTCAATAGTGCGGAGCAGGGCTGGAAGGGACAGTACACACCACCTCGCTCCCCCGGCCCTAAGCTTCTACAGTTTCTTCAATCCCTCTTTTCCGCAAACCCATTCTGCTCCTAACGATTCTCTGCACCACATCCAGGTCCCAGCCCAACTCTTCAGCGATGCCCAATTCGGACAGGCCGCTGTCAAGAAGCGCGAAGACCTTCCTATGCTCACTCCACAAATCGTCTACTCTTATCATCTCGTCCCTAAAACCTTTCTACCATAAATGTATATAAGAGAGTGCCACTATGCAAACCATATTTGCACATTCTTTCCCGCCAAGCAAACCCTCCAACTCTGTAACAATTTGTTACGGAGTTCACAACGCGCCACCAACGAGAAGCCTGTCTTCCCCACCCATCCCCCTTGACGTTTTGAAAATTAGCTCAGAAATTTTTAGGAGCTGAAATATAATAAACGTGTGCACGCGCGGGATGCCGCGACAACTAGTTTGGCATGCCTAGCATCCGTTCTGTTGGCAATACTTTTTTCGCCACTATAATGAATATATACATTATAGTAATAAAAAACATAACAACTATTTTATTAGTACTTTCATAAGTATAATAAAAACAACTATTTAGATGTTTTGTCAGTGTCAATATGACATATTTTTCTATGCTATTTTGACACTAGTTTACATAACAATTACACTAGGTTGTGTACTTTCATGACATTTTTTGACATTTCTATGCCAAGTTGTCAATAATATTATCATAACTCGTTTAAAAACAACTAGATACGTCCACTAGTTTAATTCCGATACATGAACTAGGCATTTAATTGTATGTAAATATATGTAAATAAACGAGTTGCACCCAATACTTTTTGTTTGGCACGGGATTTGCATTGTTTTTTTTTCCAGCGTTTTTTGTTACACTCGAAAAATAAATTTATTCACATTTTTACGGGAGTATATATATCGACAGGTTCGCATGCTAGAAATACCATAGTTCCGTACCATAGACAAGTACCGGCCTAGGGCATACGCCTAGGTGAATACCACGCAGGGAGGCTTGCGCGTGGCGGGGAGTACGGATACCAGCACATTGAGACTAGCGACAAAAGTAGTGGGAGGAGCGGCTCGCGCCATGATCCCAACTCGGTGCTACTCGCGATAACACCTCATACGGTGCAAGGATTCAACGCTAGAATGGACACTAGACAAATAGTTTTCGGAACTAGGGTCTAGTGGGATTCTTGTTGGGGCCATCTAGTTTCCCACAACAAAATCTAGGGGAAACAAAGAATCATGGCTAAAAAATTCCAGAACTTTCTAGTTGAGGATATGAACAAGAAAGTAGTCCACGGTGGACACAAGCATGAATTACGGATAGCGTTTACCGAGGACTTGACCGCGGAGATCGTGAAAAAGGGATTCCATGACTACTTGATGCGTATGGCCGCTGAGAAGTATCGCAAAATCTCGGGCCAAATCAAGGAATATCAAACTAGTGTCGAGGATCGCCAGATGGCAAAAGAGATCCATGACACTGGAGTATGGAAGACCACGGACCGGTTCATCCTGGGAACGCTCCGCACATCGGTAGTTGTCGAAAAAGTACCAATGACTGCTCAGGAAACGGTTGCCGTCATGACGCTCGAGGAACTCAAGGCCGCGGTGGCTTTGGCCGAACAGGTTGCGAAAGAAAACACAAACGAGGACTCGGCTGAGGATACAAACGAGGACTCGAATGATATGGAACTCGCTGCTGGATAAATTAGTACACATATGAGACTAGGTGGCCCCAACTAGGATCCTGCTAGGTCCGACAATCCTTTCATAAAACTAGGGGATTCTAATGCCTGATAGAATAGATGTGGCCGCAGACGAACTATGGCGAGCGGTGATGGAGAACCTTGGGGATTCTATACCATTCCCAGCAAGAGGAGAAAGACCTCACGTTGAGCTAAAGACTGTGAGTATAAAACCCTTTAGCAATGCGGACCTGGAGGATGCGAGGAATAGCGAGGAGGCTTACCACGGCTTGCACATACACGCTACCGCAAGCATAGATATAAGGAGAAAGATATGAAAGATTCTGGCCGCAAGCGCACTAGGCTGTCGCGGAAACTTTCGTTCAAGGCCCGTAAAAAGGCCCGCGAGAAGGTTCGAGACAGTAGGCGAAAGAACCGCCGATAGGCGGAACATAGGCTCGGGGGTGAGGATTCCCTCGGGCCTATTTTTTTGCTTGGTTGGGAGAGAAAAAAGCTTTTAGAAAAGCTCGCACACAAGATCGTGTGTGGGCTTTTTTTGTGCTTATTCCCGAGGGTGGAAAACTATTTAATATATTTTAAAAAGTTCGCGCGTATTGGCACGGGTCTTGCTATATATAGAACGCGTGTTCATTATATAATACGGAGACAGGAACAAACAAAAAAGTATTGGGGAGAAAGATACTAGGATACTTTTGTAATTTCCACTCATTCATTTTACATTTTCCTACCGTTCTACTATCCTACCGTACCCCCCATTCGACACAATCAAAAAAGGTCCAGGTGAGGTGGTGGTATATCTTTTAAAAAAAAAAAAAAAAAAAAAAAAAAAAAAAAAAAAAAGAAACAAACACAACTTATTCCAATTTACCGATGGCGGATAGGGGGTGTGGTAGACCTATAGATAGTAGGAAAATGTATTTCTCGCCACTGTTTTACCTATGCTCTCCATAACAAATTGTTACGGAGTTGTGAAAAATTAATTTGACAACTCGCAATACATTTATTATATTATATTATCGTCATTTTACAATCAAACGGAGTTTCTTATGACTAGTAAAACTCGTGGTGCAGGACTGAACATTCAGACCTACGTTGATCCTTGTACCGTGGCTAGCCTAGTAAAGTTACTTGCCAGCCGTGGCATTGGTTTCAATCGGACCTATTCGGGGCTCTTGAAAGCCCTAATGGAAGAAGTTCTTTCCGATGCTCGAATGGAACAATTCGATGAGTTTGTGGATCCTGAATCCGCCCTGGAGTACCTAGCCACATCAGGTTTTTCTATGAGCCAGGTGTCCGGCTGGAATGAAAAGCGGGTTTTGAATAGTATGAATCGGGCCTCGATGGATGAGGCTCGACAAGAAACTATTGCCGAGAAAGAAACGATGACTATCGAGGACTCGAAACGAGCCGGAGAAATAGTCATGCGGCAACTGACCGGGGAAGCCACGGATGATGAGGTCCAATGGTACTTGGATTATCAGCGGCGAAATAAATTATGAAAAAGTTACTTGCATACTAGAAACAGTTATGTTATATTATGTTATGATCAATTTTTCAACATCACTAGTTCAATTCCGAACTAGTTTACACTAGGGGGGCAACATGCCCAGACAAATCAAACTGTCAGACGAAACGTTTGACGCACTGGAAAAATTAGGGGATGAATTTACTTCTACCCCAGACCAAGATCCTTTCATTCTGGATACTCCAGAAAAAGTCATTGGACACTTGTTGTTCATGGCATTAAGAAAGGAAGAAAACAACCGTTTTATGACGGTTGGAAAACTCAAACAAGAAATAAGTAATTACCCCGATGATTACAGGATCATGACTTCTCGGGATGTTGGCGAAGAACAAGTTGAATGGTTAGAAATAACCGGAATGTTTGATGCCAGCGATGAGGACTCGCGGATGGTTCTTCTTTATATAGATCCGATAGCGTCTATATTATAGTTCTAATAACCTAGGGCGGAACATTGCCCTAGGTTATTTTTTATTTACTAGGAGCTATTATGACCATGATAACAAAAACAACTCTCGACAGTGTTACTGTCGAGACGGTTAATATTCTCAGCGGAGAAACCGTCAGCCGAACCTTTTCGGTTCCTCCATTTAGGTTCATATCAGACTTCACGGCATGGAAAGGTGGAAAGCTAATCCAAGATGCTTTTCCATATCTTAGTAGCGCAGATCGTGAGTTCCTAATTTCTGGCCTTGACGAGCAGGCATGGGAAGAAAGCATGGGAGAACAGGAATGAAAAGACTTTATCTTAAAGATGCCCAAAAGATGGACTTAGATAGAAACACTAGCTGGGTTCGTCTTATAGAAATGAAACTCGAGGGGTTAAGTTTTGGGATCATGATTCAGTTCTTTAGAGACTGGGAAATATACGGTCTCCGAGAAGCACTTATATACCTCAAGGGGTATGAGGATAATGGAGAAGTCCCGCGAGGGACTTTTGATAGTATTAACGAAGTATCAAAAAAGATAGAGGGAAAAGAATGACTACTTACTATGATGATAACTTCGGTCATTGGACCGACACGGATGACCCTGACGTGATGGAGTTTTATAACAGGGTTCAAAGAACTAGCGTAAAGAAGGAATGCCAGGGTTGTGGAAGAAAAGTCCGCATCCAACCTAACTACGCTTATTGCAACTCATGTGCAGATAGGCGTGAAAGAGGTATGGACTTCTAATGGCGTCTATTTTCTTTCTTAGTGGGGACTCCCTGTCCCTACGGATAACAGCCACGTCGAAAGACATTGACATCTTCATCGGACCTCTTTATACTGAAGAAGGCGGCTTTAATTGGAACGCTAAAAAAGTAGGTTCCATTAATCTATCTGAACAGGACATTGAAGACCTCATATCCAGACTTGCGTTAATGAGGGATGGCTGACCCTAGCAGACATCTCTCGGAATGGTGGGGGCTTTCCCTACGGCCCCCACTGTTCCAAACCTTACGGGGAGGTAAGGCATGGTAGATGAAAGACTTCTTCGAGACTTACCGTTTAGCCCTCCAAGAGTTTACAACCCTAAGAAGTACTGGAGCAGGGGTATGATAGAGTGGGACAGTACTAAGCCAGAAGAACTAGTCGGTCTCGAAATCGAAAGGGCCAGCCCTTTCATAACAGGCAATAGTAAGAATGATTACGCTTCAGATAGGAGTCTAAACCCCAGGAGCTGGGTTCATTTGCTCCGCAAAGATCGGGGCATCCTGCCTCGATTCAAAGTATCACACATCCCTTATAAAAGGAGGAGTTACGGATATGAACTATCCTGATAACTCGAGGGCGCTTAGCCAAGAAGATTGGCTTCAGCCGCCTGAGGAATACCCAGAGCTAGAGAATGAGTTCGGCATTATAGATGCTCGAGTGAACTGGATGGAAGAGTGGGGAAGCGATCCAGTCTTAGAAATCCTGGTCGAGAAAGTCTATGATCTTAAGGACTTTCGTTATGACCTGATTGACAGAGAGCGCTCGGCTTTGTACTTCGGGTATAGAGATGGGCAAGTTTCTTATTTTGTCCATGATAAGAATAATGAGAGAGGCTTCGGAGGAGCTACTTATATTCTGAACCCAGCAGAGCCAAACAGAAGGATTCCTTATGAAGTAAAGGGACCTTGGGCTTCTCGCTCCAGTGTGATGAACAACTTCTTTAAGCACTCACTGGAAGCTAGGCTAATAGATAACGAGGTAGGCTTCGAGAAAGGTTTTACATTTATGGCTGGTGCTGTGTCTATGCCAATGGCGCTTGAGGCATTAGACCATATTCACGTAAGTACTGGTGAGATCTACGCCCTGGCTTACCACTCCCTGTATGAGGATCTGTCAGAGCTGGAATACCAAATAGTCAAGATGGACACCTCCGGTGATGAGCCTGTTCCAGTGTTCAAAGGAAAAGTGCCAGAGGATTACATACTGATTGGGATCTTGAACCCTCTTAAAGAGGAAGAACAAGATGATGGGGACCGCTGGTATTCCGAGCTACAAGAGAACCAGGACTTCGCTCAGGATGATGAGCTCTCTAATGGAGGTCATGAAATATGAAAGGCTGGAAAAAGTACGAATTTGATTCTCTAGTAGACATAGCTAAGCATTTAGGGGTAAAACCAGAAACAGTACTTCATTGGTCTAGGCATGACCCTAACTGGCCTGTTGAGTTAGTGTTCCTTCATCCACAGAAAAGAATAGGAGAGAAGGTTCCTCTAGATTCTTATGTATTACCTAAAGGATCTATGAATAAGTTGGCTAGCTTAGGCTACCCAAAGTACGTGCACACTTTGGTGTATAAACTAAGAAAAGAGAATGAGGAACTCAAAGCTCTTTTAGATAAAGAAAAACGGAACTCTGATGGAAGAGCCTAGTAAATTCTATCATCATGAGCCTGTCAGCGAAGGGGCTATCACAGCCCTTCGCACCATTATTTCTCTGGCTGTAGATAATGGAATGATAGAGGAGGTTGACGCTGAAAGGGCACTTAAGATCCTCAGTACCAATCCTCATAATCGACTGACAGTCCTGGGCAAGCGTCTTGCTAGACTCCTAGAATTTGTAGAAGAAATCAAGAGTCTTGACAGTCGCACTGAGGTCATAGCCCAACAGGTTAAAGAAGAGTTCGAGGGACTTAAGACCATAATAGAATGGAACCCTAAATGGAGAGAAAAGAGGCCCAAAGAATGATAGAGATACTTTCTAATATCTATGTCCTTATGTTGATAGCTCCTATCGTGTATGGAATCCTAGTCCTGATAATTAGAATATGGAGAACTGGAAAATGGTAACAGGCCTGGTTATAAAAGTTGATGGAAGCAGAGAAGACAAAGATTGGGAAGAGTTGCCTTCTTTAGAAGAGATGCAAAAGATAGTCGGGGGCTATATTGAAAGAGTTCTTGTAAACCCTCAGTACTTTTCTGATAAACTAAGAGAGCAACTGCCAGCGGCCAAGCACGAGATGATAGTTAACGAAGATGGAAGAGCTCTAAACCTGCGTTACAATAGTCCTCTCAGACAGATGACCGGGTACGTTATGTATGGAGATGTTCTAATCTTTAATGGAACTCCTATGGAGGATGACCCTAATGGTTAGAAGAAAGAAAGAGCCCTCTCGTGCTCAGGCTTGGGCATCTGCACGTAACAGAGCTAAAGGCCAAATCGGATTTATGATGGGGACTATTAAGTCTATAAGGAGCCTTAATATATTATCTGAAAAAGAGAAGAGCCAGTTGCAAACTGTCAGGCGTATTCTTTCCAGTGTAAGAGATGGCTGGGAGGATAAGAGCTCTACCAGCCGTCAAAACTACTTAGACACTTGGGACTAACCATGACTAGAAAAGATTATAAAATCCTTGCAGAGTCTTTGTCTGATAATAAGAGACACTTGAATTTCAAAACCACCAAGTCTGTAGGCCACGTAGTCTGGAAAACTATAGTCGAAGGGCTTGCTGACTCTCTAAATTCTAACTACGCAAACTTTAATAAGGATAAGTTCCTCGATGCTTGTGGGCACGAATAAGCTTTGAAAAATATTTTCACATCTTGTGCATTTTTTTCTTGACAAGTGGGATAACTATGTTTACATTATATTATAATAAATTTTTGAAAGCGAAAGCTCATGACAAAACACTCTAAGTACCAAGCAGTAAAGATTAAGAGAACTCCTGATTCCCACGAGGAGTCTGGGATAGCGAAGTATGAGTGGCAAGAAACAAAACATGGTGAGATACCGAAAGCTGACATTACTATGTTCGACCTCGCAGGCCGCAGCATTAAAGTTTGCAACGGCTTTTCATTTAGAGCAACTCCCCTGAAAGGAGATCTTAGCTGATGAAGTCCTCGAAGATAGGAAGTCTTTTCTTTAAGGATTTCTACGAAATCTTGAAATTGTTAAGGGATAAGACAAGAACGCCTTGTCTTGGGAGGAATTTAACAATGAAGAGATTAAAGAAAGCTCGTAGTTACTGGGGAGTGGCTATAGAACTTTCTGCTTTCTATCTTCGTAACAATTTGTTACAGAGTTTTTCAATTAACCTTTTAACTGGGAGATAATCCAGTGACTGAAGAAACGCAACTTCCGGCAGGCGTAGTTAGTATCGAAGTTAAGAGTCCTAAGACAGATCGTTCGGTTTCCTTTGAGCGTGACTTCGGGGACACTCTAGAGAAGGCCGCCGAGATGTTCGGCTCTGAAGTAGTCCACAGTATCTTCGTGGCCCAGGCCGTCATTCGCGCTCAAGGTGCAGCTCGCACAACCCTGGACAATGGGGATAACTCCTCTGAGCAGGCTGTCGAGTCCGGCCAGTCTTACACCCCTGGAGTAGCTCGCCGCGGTGGTGGTAAGAAGAAGGCCGACCCCTTCGATCAGTTGGCAGAGAAGGTAAAGAGTGGAGAGATAAGCCAGGAAGATCTGTTGGCCGAACTCCAGAAACGGATGGCAGGATAGTCCTCCCCAGGACTATGTGGAGGGCCGCTTACACAGGGCCCTCTGCATTATTCTTATGGCAACCTTAGTCAACATAGATGAGCATGATACCTGGAAAGTTCAGGATGCTACGAAACTCCAGGCATACATGAACTGTCCTCGTAGATACTTCTTTGAGTATGTGCTTGGCTGGCGCTCCGAGATTCCTAATAATCATTTGGAGTTCGGAACTGCTTGGCACATGGCTATGGAAGTCTTTTATGAGAAGGGCGTCTCATTAGAGAGTGCCGCTGAAGGCTACAAAAAATTCGAGGAGTACTACCGTGAGCAATTTGACGAGACTTGGGACGAAGGAAACGCTCCGAAGAACCCAGGTAATGCGTTGAGAGCTCTCGCTCAGTATGTCCAAACCTATCAAGATGTTGACGACTTTGAAGTCTTGCATATTGAGGTCGCAGGGAGCGTAGCGATAGCTCCAGATAAGCCCATATATTTCAAGACCGATACTATATGTCGAGACGGCTCTGGCGTCTTTTCCCTCGAGCATAAGACTGGAAGTTACTTTAATACGAAGTGGGCTGCACAGTGGAGACAGAAGATGCAGGTCTCTGTTTACAGCCACGTTCTCTTCTGTTTATTCGAACCGGAAGAGGTCTATGGAGTGAAGATCAATGGGGTCTTCTTCGCTAATGCTCCTCGCGTTAAAGCTAACGGAGAGCCTTATGCAAACTCTCGAGATAACGAGTTCCACCGGGTTCCCGTTAGAAAGAACCTAGCTGCAATGCAAGCTTGGCTAGTTGAAGTCACTCGCTGGTATGATATGATACAGGATGACTTCAACCGCCTGGCTAGTGCCAAAGAAGAGGACGAGGTCCTAGAGGCTTTTCCTCGTAATACTGAGTCATGTACCCAGTATGGGCCTTGTCCTTTTCTTGACTATTGCAGTGTCTGGAATAATCCACTTCAGTATGCTGACAGCCCTCCGATAGGCTATCACGTTGAGCACTGGGATCCTCGTAAGATACCTGGTGTAAGGGAGACAGTAGAGCTATGAATGATGAACTTTATACTCAGAATGATGTATTGCTTAAGATATTCGATGCAATAAATCAACTATCCTTAGCTGTTAATGAGGCTGCTGTAACAATTTCTGATAGCTTGGATGAGGTAGAAGAAAGACTTAAAAGGATCAATGACTCTATCGAAGCTCACACAGAAGAGACTCGAATGATAGACGCTAAGAATAGGACTAGAAACTAATGGCTAAGCGAAACTCTGTGACTATGTTAGCTGAGTCAGTAGAAGTCTCTAAAGGAATTGATGGTCTAGATATGGTCTTAATAAAGATAAAAAATCCATCTGAGGATGATCTTATAAGACTTATATCAGAGTGCAGTAGCATCCTTGAATGGAGACGTAATAGAAGTGAGTTACCAGAAGGAGCCAAGGAATGACTGAGAGTCCTAAGTTCCTCAAAGTCCAAGAGCGTGCGCTCAAGACCCGTGAACGATATGCAGAAAGTGCCAGTCAGTTCTCTAACTTCCTGGTCTACGGAGACTTTGGAACAGGAAAGACTCAGCTTATATCTACCTGTCCTAAGCCTATATTCATAGACTCTTTTGATCCAGGCGGAACTAAGACAGCCGCGCTTCAGCCTCTCATTGATAAGGGAGACATAATAGTTGATAACCGCTGGGAAGGAGACTCGTGGAAAGACCCTTACGCATTTGCTGAGTGGGAAAAGGAGATGCAAGACCGTCAGCGCGATGGCCTCTTTGACCATATTGGTACTTATGCTTTGGACTCCATCACTAAGTGGAGCGATAGTTTAATGTATGAGATCCTTCGCCGAGGGTCTGGAGGAAAGACTCGCAAGGGTTCCAATCCCCAGCTTCAGGATTATCTCGTTCAGCAACTCACAGCTGTAGACTGGCTAGGAGTTCTGATGGGCTATCCCTGCCATGTGTTTGTAACTGGACACATAGGTCTAATGAAGGATGATGTTAGCGGTAAGATGGAAACTGGGCTCCTGATGTATGGGAAGCTCAGCGAGAAAGTCCCTCTCGTCTTTGATGAGAAGTATGTGACGAGAGTCAAGTCGAGCTCTTCAGGTGTATCTTACGAACTCCTAACCCGCAATGACGGTTACTACAAAGCCGAAACAAGAATGGGTGGAGGAAAGTTTGACCCTGCAGAGACTCCTAACATCAAAGCCCTGCTTAGAAAAGCAGGCAGGCCGACAGATGACAGGCCTTCTATCTCTTAACCCTTTCGGCGTAGCCGTATGGATTAGTCAAGATCCTCATTTTTCTAATACTAATGCTAATGCTAATGCTAACTCTAACATGGAGAAAACTCCGATGAGCCTTTTAGGATTAAACCTTGATGATCGTGAAGAACTGAAAGTCCTGCCCGACAACCAGGAAGCAATGCTTCGAGTCAGCCGCGCCGATGTTACGCCGAACAGGAATGACGCCTCGCGGAACAACCTGGCCCTGGTCTTCGATTGTCCTGAGGATCCCCTCGTAGATGATATTCGAGTCTGGCTTCCGATTCCGAACGAAGATCTCAAGGCTGAAGACCCCAAGCGTTACACCAAGCAGCTCAACAGGATTGCCGGTTTCCTGGACGCAGTAGGTGTGAGCGGAGACAACCTGGACACTGATGACCTGCTCGGCAAAGAGTGCTGGGCACTGATCTCCGAGGACGAGTTCGATGGATCTCCTCAAAACGGAGTACGGCGCTTCATTGTCCGTAAGTAATTTAACATAAGATTTGAAATGGGAGGCGCGCTTTCATAGGCGTCTCTCTTTTTACTTACTCGTTTATGAAAGTTAACTTATGAGACTAACATTTGAAATTGAAGAAGAGGAACATAAGATACTTTGTAAGTACATACCACATGGTATGAGGAAGTACGCTTACCAAGCTCTTATAAAAGGCTTTACTAAAGAGTTATCGCAAGACCCCGGTCCTACTATGGAAGCTCTTCTAGGCCAGCGGATAAGGGCTGCTGATCTAGTGCAAAAGGGCGATGACACAACTCCCTAACAATTTGTTACGGAGAAGGAGCAGGCATGGCTGATCTTAAAAGCGAACAGTTTGGGATACTTCAAATGGACAGTACCAAACTGCTTGAACATATAATGGCTGTTCGGACGAGACGCAGGGATCGTTCTAAACCAGCAACTCCCAAAAGAGTAGCTAAGAAGAAGAACCCTCTAGGTAAAGTCTCTGATGAACAGATACGTAAACTACTGGAGATGACTAGTGAGTGACGTAGAGCTACTAAACATAGACCTACCTGATATAGACTTCGGGGATAGAGCTAGAAAGAATTATAAAGACTTGGATCTTTTGGCTAAAGACTTCAAAGAGAAAGGCGTAATTTCTCCTATTGCTGTTAAGCGCACATCAGAAGGCGAGAAGCCTTTTCTTCTTCTAGCCGGTGGTCGCAGGTATTCTGCGGCTGTGTTTGGAGACTTTTCTTCTATTCCTGCCAGAGTCTACCCAGAAGACTTAAGTGAGCTAGACTATCGAGAGATAGAACTAATGGAAAACGTATCTCGGGCGGACTTAGATTGGAAGGAAGAAGTCTGGCTAACTGAGGAAATCCATCGCCTGAAGGTTGAGCAACATGGAGAAGCGGCAGGTCCAAGCGAAGGACACTCAGCCGCCGACACTGCTGACCTGATGGGAAAGAGTCCTATGAGTGTATCTCGAGACCGCCAGCTGGCCGCAGGCCTGGAGAAACATGGTGAAGTACTTGAGGATGCAAAGAACAGAAGCGAAGCTCTGCGGACTCTTAAACGACTAGAAAGAAAAGAACAAGAAGCAGTTGTATCTAAGAACATCCAAGCGGAAGTGCTAAAGGACCAAGGAGAATCTCTTAAGGGCGCTTTGGTAAACAGCTACATCCTTGGCGATTTCTTTGAGGGAATAAAAGGAGTTCCGGACTCTGCTGTCCATGCAGTTGAGATTGATCCTCCTTATGCTATAGACTTAAAGAACATCAAGTACGGTAAGAGGGACGATCTTGAAACTTACAATGAAGTAGATGAGAAGGACTACCCGGAGTTTTTAGAAAACCTGTTTCAAGAATGCTATAGAGTTATGTTCCCTTCCAGCTGGCTAATATGTTGGCACGCCATTCAGTACTATCCCCTTATCAAATCCCTTCTTGAAGAAGCTGGATTCTCTGTTGAGAAGATCCCTGCTGTGTGGACTAAGAATGGCCCTGGGCAAACTCATAACCCAGAGTCTCGCTTAGGTTCTACCTACGAACCTTTTATTTATGCCAAGAAAGGAAACCCTGTTATCTACCAAGCTGGCCGCTCTAATGTCTTTAATTTCAAGACTATCCACAGCGAACATAAAGTACACCCAACAGAGCGTCCCATTGAGATGATAACTGAAGTGCTTAAAACATTCTGTTCTCCTGGCCAGCGAGTCTTAGTTCCCTTTTTAGGAAGCGGGAACACTTTGCTCGCCGCCAGTAACTACGGAATGACGGGCTTTGGTTTTGATCTAAGTGAGGAATACCGAAACTCTTTTATGGCTAAAGTACAAAACGGAGAACCTAATAACTACTATAGCTACTCTTCTTAGGAAAGGACTATCATGAGTCTAGCACCTTACTCTTCTGGTAATCCAGAGACAGCCAAGTACGTCATCATTGGCGAAGCTCCTGGAGCAGAAGAAGAACAAAGGGGCGGAGCTTTTATCGGAGCAGCTGGAAGGCTATTGGACGATCTTCTTAGAAACGCAGGTATTGCGAGGGACGAAGTCTACTTCGACAATGTGTTTCAGTTCAGGCCTACTGGTAATGACTTGTCTCCATATATAAAGTTCGCAAAGACAGTAACTGAGACCGATCAATTCATACAGGCCCAATCAGCACTAGCTGCGAGACTGGACGTAACTAGAGCTAATGTCATTATAACTATGGGGAATGTTCCTACTTATGCTTTGACAGGACTCACTCCTATAACTAAACAAAGAGGTAGTGTTGTATTATCAACTCTTCTAAAGTATCGAAAGGTTATTCCTTGTATTCATCCAGCTGCTGCTTTAAGAGAGTACCTAGCTCGATATAATATAGTTAATGATCTAAGAAGGGCCAAAGATCAAGCTGGATTCCCTGAAGTAAAACACCTGACCAGAGACCTTATCCTAAACCCTTCGTTTGCAGATACTATGAGTTTTCTAGATACTTGTAATAAGGCAAAGGAGGTAGCTTACGACATTGAGATTCGAGGTCAGGAACTGAGCCACATAGCTTTCGCTATAAACCCTAGTGTCGCTATATGTATTCCCTTCGTTGAGGGTATGAAAGACTACTGGGCTCCAGACCAAGAAGCGTCTGTCATGTTGAAGATCGCTGAAGTCCTTGAGAACCCGGAGGTCGCTAAGATAGGCCAGAACCTTTCTTTCGATGCTACTTTTATGTACTACAAATACGGGATTCATGTAGCTCCCCTACAAGACACTATGATCGCTGCAGGAATTTTATTCCCAGACTTTCCCAAAGGTCTGGACTTTCTTGTGTCTCTCTACTGTGATGGAGAGCCTTACTACAAGGATGATGGAAAGGAATGGTTCAAGAATCCTTTTGCCTCTGAGGAAATCTTCCGAAGATACAACGCTATGGACGCTGCAGTGCTTATGGAGATCTACCCGAAGCAGGTTAAAGAACTTGAGCGCATGGGGAATAAGATTACTTACGACCGTCAGAAGTCTCTTCTTCACCCTCTTGTGTATGCTGGCAACAAAGGTATCCGTATGGACACAGAAGGGATGGTAAAAGCTGGCGAAGGCTGCAACGAAAGAATAGATGGCTTGACTAGAGAGCTGGCTGAAGCATCTGGACGAACGGACCTTAATCCTAATTCCCCAAAACAACTAAAGGAATACTTCTATGTAGATAAGGGAATCAAACCTTACACTAGAAAGGGCTCGATATCTGTAGACGACAAGGCTCTTAAACGCCTGGCTATGAACGGACATCAAGAGGCTGATATCATACTGAAACTAAGGCACGAGAGAAAGATGCTCGGGACTTATTACAATATGAAGTTAGACGAAGATGGCAGGATGCGTTGTAGTTTCAATCCAGTAGGAACTGAGCAAGGACGTATATCTAGCTCGAAGACTATAAGGGGAACTGGGGCGAATCTGCAGAATCAGCCGCCGGAAACTCAGGCCATGATGCTTGCGGATCCTGGATGCCTCCTGATAAATCAAGACCTAGGCCAGGCCGAGAATCGTGTGGTCGCTTATATCGCTGGCGAACACCGAATGATTAATGCTTTTGAAAAAGGTATAGACATTCATAAGCAAACAGGATCCTTAATATCTGAAGTGCCTATAGAAGAAGTAACTGACGACCAAAGGTCTGATGGAAAGAAAGCGAACCATGGTCTTAACTATGACTTAGGATACAAGTCCTTTGCTTTGATCTATCAGATGCCTGAGAAGCAAGCGAAATTTATTGTTGACAGGTATCACTCTGTTTATCCTGGAGTACGTCAATGGCACAACTCTGTGAGAGAAGAACTCAGCCGACAAGCTAGAACCCTCGTGAACTGCTATGGAAGGAAGCGGGTGTTCCTGGACCGTTGGGGACATGAGCTATTCAAGGTAGCGTATAGCTACTGTCCTCAATCTACAGTGGCCGAGAAGATGAACCAAGATGGCGTCTTATTTATATATGATCGACAAGACTTATTTCCAGAAGTGCAATTCCTTAACACCATTCATGACTCTATACGCTACCAGGTTCCTTTGTCTGTGGGCTATGAGAGAATCATAGAAGTCATAAAGGCTGTTAAGGCTAGTCTCGAAAAGCCTATTACCTGGAGGGGACAGTCTTTCTCTATTCCGGCTGACACAGAACTGGGCTTTAGTTATGACAAGAAAACTATGGTCGAATGGAAAGCCCATTATGTAGACAATACTCATGACGATAAGTTGGCCGAGGAGCTGGAAATTTATGTCAGGGAGCAGGCGGCTTGATGACTGGATTGAGGCCTTTGTCAGATATACTGATAATACAGAGCCTCCAGAAAGCTATCGTAGATGGGTGGCGATATCTACAATGGCTAGCGCTCTTCAAAGAAAGTGTAAGCTTGAGTGGGGGAGCGAAGTATTTTTTCCTAATATGTATATAGTTCTTGTAGGCCCTCCTGCGGCTAGGAAGGGAACTGCGATGAGGACTGGTAAAGACTTACTAGACCAGATTGGAATAGCGGTATCTGCAGATGAGAGCTCTAGACAAAAGCTCGTCAAGAGCCTTCAAGAAATGGGAGTCGCTGACCAAGATGATCTAGGAAGAATAAACTTTCATTCTAGTATGACTTTGTATTCTAGCGAGCTAACGGTCTTTCTGGGATACGGAGCTAAAGAGTTACTAGCAATGCTCTGTAAATGGTATGACTGTGAGCCGCGCTATGTCTATGACACTATACAAAGAGGTAAGGAGGAAGTTCCAAATGTTTGGTGTAACCTTATGGGGGCGACAACGCCAGGGCAGCTTCAAGCGTCACTTCCCGAAGATGCTGTTGGCTCTGGGTTTACTAGCCGTGTTGTCTTTGTTTATGAGCAGAATAAAGGCAAGCTTGTTCGGAAGCCCACACTCGAAGAAGAGCTCTTGGAACCGCTACTCCACGACCTCGGAAGAGTTAGGAACCTAAGTGGAGAATTTTTTGTGCAAGAAGATGCTGAGAATATTTACTATAACTGGTATGAGCGTAGCGAAGAGGAATCAATATTCACTGACTACCGTATGGAGTATTATGTACAGCGAAGACCTACTCACTTATTCAAACTTAGTATGATAATATCAGCAGCTCGCGGAGATGATAAAGTAATAACTCCTATAGACATAAGCGAAGCTATAAGAGTACTAGAAGGCGCAGAAAAGAATATGTCTCAGGTATTCGCTGGTGTGGGTGCGAATCCTCTAGCGGGTATCCAGTTCCGTATACTGAACATAGTTAGAGAACTAGGACCCACCGAGACAGCTGTTGTTGCAGAGGCTTTACAAAGTGATGCTAGCTTTAGTCAGTTCGGGGAAGCTATACAATCCCTGGAACAGATGGGGCATATAAAGATAGACATCATTAAGAAGCTTATAATACCAGTATAAGGGGAGATAAAATGGAACCTGAAAGACTTAGTAGAAAAGAGGCGGTTGAAATATTTGACAAGACTATAGAAGATGCTGCTTGGGGAATAACTAAAGAGCTGTGGCCTTCTTTGTTAGGAGCTATAGAAGTACTAGTTCCAGAAAGTAAATTCTCTAGGAGCTCTCAAGATGCAGAATGATGACTATAAGAAGAGAGAAAAAGCTAACCGCTATGGCATCCTGCACCTAGTCGATGACAAGGATTTTATAACCTTCATCACCGACCTAGTACAAGAGCGTCCACATAAAGTAAAGAATGATCTAATTATAGCTGTCAATAGGACCAAAGAAAAGGCCTAGGGGCATGGAAGTTATCTTCGCTCTGTATATCATCTAGGTGAAGAAACCTCTTGTCCCCAGTTTGGGAAACCCCTATACCGGTAAATCCAAGACTGGTAGCTAGAGCAAGGACCGCATAAGCGTCCTCTCCTCTGATAGCTATGTCAACGGCTCTACCAGTGGAATGAGCACCGGGTCTGGGGTTTCCCTCTGGGTCTTTCTTCTTAGCTTCCACACTATGCTTTGGGGAACGATACCCTGAAGTTATTATAAGACCCCTTCCGTATTCTGTTCTCAGTTCTTGTAAGCGGTCCATAGTGTCTTCATTTAAAGCACACTCACCTGTCTCTCTGCAAGCCATTTCATTAAAGCTAAAGTTAGGCCACCTGTTAGAAGGCCATGTCTCTTTATTATACATTTCTTAATCTCTTGGTTTTTGTACTGAAGGAAGGGTAGGAGCGTACAACTCAGCTGGTGCCTTATACTTAGGCTTACGAGGAAAGAACTTCGCTAACTTTTCGTCTGTCCTGGCTCTTTCTTCAAGCATCTTCATAAACTCTCTTCCGAACTTTCGCTTCTTGTAAGTCTGTCCTCTGAATATTCTTCGTTCATCTAGCATCCTTAATTTAAAGCCAGCAAGCTCACTGCCTACCTGATAAAGCGTTGCGGTCTCTCCTTTAGCCTGTGCTTCCAAAAGCCTAGTGAGTTTTCCAAAAGGAGGAAACGCTTTTCCGATAGCCCACTCTGTTTGTTTAGATGGCTGAGACTCTTCAGGCAACCAAGGAAATAAAGAGATAGGATCTTCTCCTTCATACCTAGTGGGCATCTGTCCTTCCCAGCGACCTATAGCAGTACTTCCCATAAAAAAGTCCTGGTTTAAGAATAGCTGAAGAGGCCCGCTAATAATAGGATTAGTACTAGACAAAATATCCTTGACATTAAACCTATTAAGCTCTAAAAGAGGTATATCAATCTGACCGGCCACAGGCATATTATCCTGATTTATATAAGGTACCTGCCAGGCCATTACCTCATCCCAATAGTCTGGGGTTTCGGCTTGTTCAAACTCAGGGTAAAGGCTCTCAACAGCGGCCTTAGTCTTAGGAATCTGAGCCATACGCCCTGGGTTCTCTAATATAGCCATCATCACTCGAGGGGCGGCAAACCTCTGCCAAGCATAAAAAGGAAGGATTCTCTTAAACGTAGTCTTTTCAAAGTCTGTCAGCATCCTATAATCAAAGTGCCACAGTCGAGGCATCTCAGCTGCCGCCTCTGCAGGCATACCTTTGGCTAAGCTATCTAAGAAAAGCGTCCATCTTCCCTGGTTCTCTACAATCTGAGCAGCGGCTCTATTAACCTTGATAGGCCAGAACTGTGCACCTCCAATTTTGCTAAGCTTATCCTTTAACGGAAGGTCTTCTTTTGACCCAAAGGCCATCACTTCAGCAACTCGAGGGTCTATTTTCTGGCTTATTTCTGTAGGCATACCAACTACATCGCTGTTCCAAAGTATATCAGCCGCGCCAGCTTCAGTGTTATAAATTGAGCTGGCTACTTGTGGAACTCCAAGATCCTCTCCCATCCTAGCTATCTCAGAATAACTTAAAACCCTACCATCTGCGTCTTTTATTCCTATATCTGGAACGTCATCTAGGCTATCCCAGCCATACCTACGCGCTATGCTATTAGTTCTTTTCAACATCCAATCTGGAAGCCTTCCTGCACCCTCAGATACTGCCATTAGTTTTACAGCTTGGAGGTTCCTAAGCATAAACTCGGATAAAGAAAAGCGCCCTTTCTTATTTCTTCCAACCCCAGCCATCCAGTTACTGTTCATTATACTGATGAGATTTCTCGCGTGATAACCAGTACCGAATGTAGCCCACCCTTTCCATACGTTAGTAAGGTCATCAAAGGCTTTTCCAAAAGCTGTTATCTGTCTAGAGTCCCCTATTAATTCTTCGCTTCTAGTTAGAAAGTTGTAAATCTCATTAGGAAGAATATAAGCCCCTATGATTTCTTCTTTGTACTTAGCCCCTTGATCAAAGTCATCGCTTATTTTTATCTTTTTCTTTATCTCATAAACCTTCATTCCTTGCCCATCGCCTGAAGGTCCTTCTTTTCCCAGAGGGGTCTCTATAGTTTCCTTAATATCTTTCCATGTACTTCCTTCTATAGGAGGCCTTTTAGCGTTAAAGAAAGCAGGGTCAAAATCTATCCTAGTTGCCAGTTCTGGATTAGTAAGAATCGCTTCTCCAAACTGCCTAGACACCACGTACCTTACGCTATCTACTGCTCGAGTCCTAAGAATATTCCCTATGTCCAGCTCAGTTCCATACTCTACGTCTCCTCGAATCCCAGCTAAGACCCTGTCAAGTTGGTTAGGATAACTCTTCGCTTGTCCAAACCCAGGTATTGCCTCAGTCCCTGGAAGGATTCCTCCTCCACTTCTTGTCTGCTCAGGCCTACGACTTTCTGCTACTCTTTCAAATGCTCTAGCCAGCCGAGGATCTTTGGGTGTGGTCCCGTGAAGGTATAAATCACGAAACATACTTGGATCTATTACTCCCCCGAGAGGCGCGTTAACCTCAGATGCAAATAGTCTCTTGGTAAAACTACGAATCACCTTTGCATACTCTTTAAGCTTAGGACCGTTTTCAGCTATTATCAGCCCTCCTTCTATAAAAGCATCTATCTGGCTCTCCATAAGCTTGGGTTGATCCATTAGAGTTCCCATCAGCCTTCTTTCTCTGGGACTCATCCAAGTAATCATAGAGTCTATCTCATCTAGCATAGCCACTATTTCATTCTCAGCCTTAGCCCCAAAGCGTCTCTTTATATTAAGTAATGCTTTTCTATGTTCAGCGGGAAGCTCTGGGTGCATCTTGAACGCCTTGTCCAGTGCCTCTGTAATAGGCTTTCCTGCACGAGTGCCTTTTGCTGCTTTATATATCTTTTGTGGAATTGTAGCTAAAGCAGTTCCAGGAATATAATTAAGAGGATCTATAAATATAGTTCCCATAAGGGCTAAAGTCCAGTTAGCCGCTTCAGAGGCTTCCGCTAAATTTCCCTCATACTCTTCCAAGATCTCTGGGCTAATACCCAGTCTCCTGGCTTCCGCTTTTTCTTTGCTTGTTACTTTTCTGGGATCAATGTCTAAAAGACCATACCTTTGTGCCAGTTCAGATATATCTGTTTGCCTACTCCTTAAGTTCAATCCCAGAGTATAACCTGCTCCGATCTCACTAGCAAAAGCTTTCCAACCTTCCCATACAGCACTACCACTTCTAACTGGCCCTTCTATTCCAGTGCTCCTCAGCTTTGAGTCTTCTATCAAAGCATCTTCTATCGCAGCTCCCACTCCGTAACTAGGAGCTTGAAGAAGGTTGCTAAGTATGCCGACTACATTACTCATCCTTCTATCTAGAGTACCTAGAAAGCCTACTCTACCTTCAGCTTTAATATACTCATCATACTGAGCTAACAAACCCATCTCAGGATAGACCCTATCCATCTCTTCAACTTGTGCTCGTCTCTTATCTACTTCATTACGCACGGCCTTAAAGGATATTATCTGGTCCTCTGTAACCTCTAGTGAAGTTCCCCAAGTTCCTTCTGGAAGATCTCTTTTGCTAGGCAGATTGAATATAGGAGTCCCAGACACAGGAAAGATATCTTCATCATGAGGGTCTACATAGCTTGTATCTATTTTTGCATCTTCGTGGCTTTTCTCTATAAGGGCATTTAGAGAAATATTCTTTCTTTCTTCTAACCCTTCTTCTATTATAGAGTTTAGACTCCGTCTATTTATTAAATTACGCTCAGTCATTTTTATTACCTAGGCATAAAGGGTAGAGGTTCATTATTAGAATTATTAGCTGGCGTTTGATTTGGAGCATCTAACGCAGGGTTTCTATAGGAAGAAATCTTCCTAAAAGTAACACCTTGAAATGAGGGCTGACTGAGTCCCATATTTTCAAATCCACGCTTGTTAGCCTCCCACATATCATCAGCCCACTCTGGCCGTTCAACCACTTCCCAATGTTTAGCGCGCAAAGCTACTATCATTTGTTCAACTTGTTCAGGAGGAGCAGTAGTAATCCAATCAGCCCAAAAGGCTGATGCCTCTTCTACACTTCCCTCTTCCAAAAGTTTTACTATCGCTCTTGTTTTATCTTCTGGCTCTACGTCTGGGGCTACCAGCCCTGCGATAATATTTAATTGAGCGTCTAAAATATCATCGACTTTTGCTTGGCCACTAACTGTAGATAGATCAATAGTGTCAGGAATAGCTACTCCATATGTTGATCCCAATGCTTTAAGATAATTAGCAACTGCTTTCTTTTTGTCTCCATAAGTATTCGCAGCTGCGTTGCCAGCGCCTTCTAAAATACTTTTGGCCAAATCACTTCTATTTTTCCGTACAGCCTCTGATATTCTTCCATCAACTCCGGCTTTAAGAATATCCAAAGTTTCTGAAGGATGTCCTAACTGTCCATATATATCAATAGCTGCTAAGTAACTCTTTCTAGCCCCACTAGGATCAGTAATCGAAAGAATGTCCCCTTGTTCTTCAAGCATTTCAGCTTGTCTTCGAAGCCTGGCATTAGCTTCTTTCTCTGGATCGGTAAGCCCTGCAGTTCTCTTAGCAGACTCTAACAAAAGAGATGTATGATTTACCAACTCTGGGTTTCTAATAACTATTGGTTCTGTAAGAACTTGCTCTAGTCCTTCTACGTCACCTTTTAATGCGTTTATAAGAGGCTTCCAAACTTTAGTCTGTTGTTCCCTTGCTTGCTGATTTAGATCCCTTCTTATAGCGTTACCTTCTGTGGCTTTTCCTGTAGCGCTAACGTAAGAGTTTACAATCCCTTCTATTGTTTCCTCATACTCAGGATCATTATAGTTCAGATTACTAGTCTGCTTTAACGTCAAGCTTAAGGCATTTATTGTTCCAGTGGATTCTGCTAAATAGCTATCTAGTTCTCCCAGCCTGGCAGTCATAGGACCTGTGTCTACAAGTCCTTCTGCTCCTGTAGGCATGGAGGCCAAGGATGTAGTTATTCCTCCAGCCCCAGTTCTTACCTTATCTTGATAAGACCTGAGATCTGTTAACCCTTTCCTCATTCCTCCGGCACTGCTGAAGTCTATAGAAGGAGGAGCCCCGACATTAGCAGCCTGTAAAGATCCTGCAAAATCTGTCTGTACACCTTTCGTGGCAAAGCTTCGTAGAGATGAAGCTAATGCAACATCCCCAAGAGCCTCTGCTCTAGCAGCCGCTCCGAAGGGGTCTATCTTTGCCATATTCCAGATCATGGCTCTTTCCGCTTGGCCAGCCATCCTTTTTTCTCTAGTAGCCGCCGCTGTTCTTCTTTGTTTAGCGTCAGCTAGAGCTGCCCCAGTCTTAACTCCAGGGAGAAGGCCTTCTGTAAACCCTTCTGCAAACTCGCCTAATTTCTGTGCAAATCCCATTTTGTTCTCCGTAACAATTTGTTATAGAGTTTAAGAAAATTAGTTAACTATCCTCCAGTAGCCGCTGCGCCTGCGCTTGCTCCAGCTGCTGTAGCTGCTGGCATCAAATCTGTGTTACCGGTTGCATATGCTAGATACGCGCCTCCTGCTGCTCCAACGCCTATACCAAAAGCCCTACCTATACTAGAAAGAGCTGACACTCCTCCTGCTTCTCTCTCAGAAGAGAAATTAGACCCAGAAAGAAAACTCATAATAGCAGATTGTGTAGTATCATCTAGATCAGCAAACCAAGTATCGCTTATATAGCTGATATTAAAAGGACGTGTACCTCCATCATCTAGACGTTCACCTTTTAAAGAGTCAAAATAAGATGTCATATTTCTAAGAAGGGTTTGGTCATTACCTATCCCTCCTGTTATTGAAGCAAATAAATCATTTACTTGCTGTTTTTGTTCATCTGAAGCATTAGCCACAAAGTCATTAGCGGCAGTTACAGAGTTAAATTCATGGCCTGGGACATATAATAAAGCTCCTGCGTTATCTCCGTACACATCTTTAACAGAGTCTTGCAAAGAACCAAGAAAATAATCTCCCCATTCACCTGACCACTGTATATTATCCCAAACTGGAGGCCTATCTGGATCAGTAAGAGCGTATACAGTTGCTGCAGCTCCAGCAGCGGGGCCTCCTAATATGGTGGCTGTGGTTATCTTAAATTTGTTATCCCAGAGCTTACGGAATATTCCTCTTTGTTCTGCATCTGCTGCGTTAAAAGTTGATTCATCTGCGGGAAGGGCGTCTGGACCTACAGGGGCATATGTCTTTATTTCCTGCCCTCCTTTTATTAGGCTAGCCCAAACATCTAACATATTCTTTTCTGCTTGGTCAGCCTGTCTATTCGCCCTTGCAAAGGTTTCTCCATCAATACCAAAAGACGTTGCTATAGCTCTTTCCCTATCCCCATAAAGAAGATCATACTGATCTTTTGCCTGAAGAAATGCCCCTTGCTCTTGTCTCTCTTGGTAACCATGAGATATTATAACATTATTTATAGCATCTTCTCTTTGTTGAATCCTTTGTTCTTCTGTAAGATCAGGATTAAAAAACACATCTGTTAGTCTTTGGTCCAGATCCCACATAGCGTTACGAAACTTATTACTATCAAGACCGTACTGCTCAGCTACCTCTAAATTTATCCTGTTCCACTCTTTATCCGCTCTCTCTTTAGCGTCATTGAACTTATCTCTATCAAGACCATTCTCTGCCGCTATAGCATCGTACTTAGATATCCTCTCCATGTTCTGCTGCATGATAGTAGCCGCAAACTCTTTAGCCTTCTGTGTAGGCATATTATCTTCTACATTTATCCTACCATTAGCTATAAGATTATTCAGCTCTCCATCAGTAATATCCCTGCCAAGCATCGCACTAAAGCTCATCCTTATGGAGTTCTTCATATCTTCGCTTGGAGGCATATAAGGAAACATAGCCCACTCAGACTTAGGAATACCCAGATCTTCCAGAGAAAGAAGCCCTCCTGGGACTCCAACATCTCCAGTAACATCTGCCCAAGCCTGACTAATATCTGCTGAAATAGCCCGAGTATTATTTACAATATCACTATTAATCTTCTTAATGGCCGCTTCAATCTCTGTCTCGCTTAAGCCAAATTCTTTAAGCCTAATAGCAATATCGTTATTGAACTGCCGAACAGTTTCCCTAAGCTCTGTGTTAAATTGCCTCTGTTGTTCGTCTAACTGCTCTTCTGCCATCTTACCAGTGGTAATAGTACTAAACGCATTTACTAGATTAGTAATAGTACTATCCCTAGCGGCCTGGAGCCTGTCTTGAACCTCAGAATCCAACGCTGCTAAGTCTTGAATCCTTTGATTCTCCAGAAGCTCAAACTGCCTCTGCGCTCTTCCAGTCTTAGGCCCTCCTGGATCTATAGCAAACTGTCGGCCGAGACGTAACCTGGCATCTCCGTAACGATCTTCTATAGCGGTAGTCTGAGAAGCCTTGTACTCTTCCGAGTTAAAGCCCATATCCTGAACTGTGTTTTCTATCTCTGTAGCTATAGTACTTTGAATACTCTCGAGGTTAGCTGGGTCTCCAGCGTTACCCATTCCACCTTCCCCTTCTACACTAGTATTCGCATCAGTATTTGCTTGCTGCTCTCTAGCCCACTCGGCATAAACCATAGCTTCATGAGGACTCAAAAGAGGATTTCCTTCTGCGTCCACCTGGTCTGTTAACCAGAAGACCCTCTCTAAAATATCTAAGCCTGCTGGAGGCTCCGGAATCTTTAGAAGGATATCTTCTATACTAATATTCGCTATAGCTGCTTCATACTCAGGAGTTCCAGGAGTGTAAAGAGAATCTACTATAACTTCATCTCCTGCTTCTGCTCTGTCTCCTTCTCTATCCGCCAGGACTTCTGCGTAGTTAGTCTCCCATTCTTCTAATGTGCCATCCTGGAAAGCCTTAATATAACCCGCGAGAGCATCTTCTCCATCAGCATTGAGAACTTCTCCTGCCCTTATTACCTGATCATCATTAAGGCCTAGTAGAGGTTGCTCTATAAGATATTTTGCTCTTTCTCCATCTAAATAAGGAGATATAGAAGCGTAATCTTCTAAGGATCTCTCAGGGATTACATCTTTCCCTTCTCCCATAATAGAAGCATAATTATCTTGTTTACTTTTAATTATATCCTTAAGGAGCGCATTGTAAGCGGCTTCCCCACCTGACCTATACGCCCCTTCTAATAAACTTATCTCTTGGGCTGTGAGTTCCCTATGTGGAGAACCAGGATCTCCAAGACCTCCTGCTTGGTGGGTCAAAAAGTCCTGGCTTGTCCTTATCTTATTCTGTATTGTCTCTGCTTCGGTGGGTTCAGTAGGAGTAGTTTCATCTTTCCAAGCCTCGGCAGGATCATCTCTATTCTCTTTTGCCCACTGGTACCATCTAAGAGCATCATCTCCACTAATAGTTCCGGCATTAACACTATCCGCCAAAAGCTGAAAAGCATCAAAATTACTCAGATCACTAGGAATAGCAGGGAGTCTAGCTAGAAACGCTTCTAGCGACTCCTCTTCTTCTAATGTTACATCTAGATCAGTACCAAACTCAGTTAAAGACTCTTCTTCCTCTTCTAAGGTTACATCTAGCTCAGTGCCAACCTCAGTCAAAGGTTCCTCCACCGGCTCTTCTCCAAGAAAATCAGTTCCTTTTATCTGGTTTAAAACTGATTCAAATCTAACAGGGCCTCCATCATTGAAAGCCTTTCTAAGTCTGGCTAGCTGCTGAGCGTTTAGCTCCACTCCTGCGTTAGCCACTAAAGAGTCAAAACCTGTTCCTGCTGTAGCATCTATCTCCTCTGTATCTTCTGTTTCTCCGTCTCCAAGATCCGGCTGTTCAGCATCGTCTGCCACTCTCTTAGTCTCATTAGCCCAACCGAGCCATCTTTGTGCATCTTCTTCTGACACTCCTTGTTCTATAAGCCAAGTCATTCCAGGAACATTACTCATACTGCTGGGGACTGTTGGAAGTCTAGCTAAAAGAGTTTCTATAGGTTCTACAGGTTCTTCCGTAGGCGTTCTTTTTGTTTCTCCAGCATTCATTGGCTCGTCTTCATATTTGTACCAAAACCAGAATCTCCACCTCTTTACGTCCTCTTCAGTAACACCCTCTTGGTCTGATAACCATGCCATAGCTCCATCAAGGTCCAGAGAACCAGGAACAGCAGGCATCCTGCTTAAGAAAGCCTCTCGAGACTCTGCAGCTTTCCAAGTCCAACTTTCAGGATCAAAAGTCGGCATATCCCAAGAGTAGATAGCCCCAGATCCAGGGATCATCTCTTCTGGCATAGGAGGAGCCAGTTCCCATCTACCTGAGGAAGGCCTTTTGTAATAGCCTTCTCTTCCAACATTAGGATCTTCTATACCAGAAGTATCACCGGTTTCAGTGTCAAAACCTGGCGGCAGGCCTGGCTGTTCTGGCGTAACATCTACATCTACTGTACCCTCATCAACAGGAGGCAGACTACTATCTCCTTCTCCCCCAACACCTGGCGCGGCATCCCACCTCCAACTAGCCTGATTCCATGTCGCTCCCTCTCCTTTATCATTAGGGGGAATCTCAGTCCATATTCTAGTGTAAGGATGCTTTGCGTATCCCTCTCTAAAAGCGTTAGGGTCTGCTTTTATATCCTCTATAGTTGTTTTTCCCTTCTCCCATAATTTTTGTACAAGACTACCAGGGTCTACTGTATGATCCTCTAGTTCTCCTTGTGTATCCCCTATAATCTCGGTCTCTTCATTTTCTGTTTCTTCTAGCTGCGCTGCTGCATTATTAGCCCTGGTGTTAGATATAAGCTTAAGCAAATCAGTTTTCTGTTGGGGCGTAAGATTAGGATCTGCGTATATATCATCTCCTATTTCTCCAGAAAGCTCACCTTCACCAATCCTTTGTTGGTACTCTTGAAAAGCATAAGGATTATTAGCAGGAGGGAGGGCCGCTTGCGCATTAAGCTTTTTTATCTCTGCTAGCACCCTGTTAAATTCTTCTTCTCCTCCACGCCCAAAAGCTTTAAACAACTGATCTGTTTGTTCACTGCTTAACTCTATATCAACTCCTTCTATTAATGTAGGAAGAGTTGGCTCAGTAGGGGTTGGAGGATCGTCAGCTACAGGCTCTACAGGAGGAGGACCCCAAGACTCAGTTTGATAATTAAAAGTCCAGTCTAGACCTCCAGGGTTAGGAGGTATAGGTACCCATGTTAAGCTACTGGGACTCTGGTAATACCCTTCTCGATTTTCGTTCGGGTCTTTTGTTGGCCCTGTAGCTCCTAAAGTTTCCCTAGTAGACTGACTCACGTTCACGGTAGGAGTTAAAGCACTTTGGGCTGCAGTAACAAGTCTGTTATGCTCAGGGCTGCTTTTATAATTTGATACTAATCTTTGTACAGCAGGAGTTGTGGCTGCTAGCGCTTTCCCATCTACTGTGATAACCTTACCTAAAGGATCAGCCTTTATAGCTTCTATATACTTATTAGCAACGTCCTGGTCTGTTTCTACAGGGACTGAAGGAACATCAGCTAATGGATCAGAAGAAGAAAATATAAGAGCTGTTTCATCTTCTAATTTTGGAGGTTCTTGGTTAATATTATCAACAGTAACTACTGGAGCGGTCTGTCCACCAAAGCCGCCAGCAGCGCCGGTGTAAGACTGTCCTATATCCTCTTCTGATTCTAGAGACTCACTATCAGGTGCCAGCTTAGCCCTAGAAGAATCTGCGTTAGCCGCTATCCTAGTACTCATTATAAGAGTAAGTAATTCGGATTTTTCTGCAGCGGTAAGAGTAGCGTCTGCGTTTATAGTATCCCCTATCCCTGTTGTTTCCCCTCCTGTAATTCTTTGTTTGTAAGACTGGAACTTACCATTGTTTGGGTCGACAATACTTGAAGTAGCAGTACTTACTGTAACACCTGAAAATGCCATTAGTCACCTCTATAACAAATTGTTATGAAGTTTCAATTTCTTCAGACTCTTCATGCCCATTCTGGACATTCCTAGCAAAGTCTAAAGCGCCTATTATTTGATGTTGTGCAGCTCTAAGATACACTAATCGTTGCTCAATTTGCTGTATTTCTTTCTCTACAGCTTCTTTTTTCTCTTCATAATCCTTAACGCTCTCTTCCATATTCTGCTCTACGTTGCTCATCTTACTCTCCTAAGTTAGAAAAAAACTGCCTAATGGAATTAATCGCTACAGTCAGCCCTGCAATAGCATAAGGCATCAAGGACGGATCTGTAGCGGCTTCGGGCATATAGCCCAACTTCGATATAATATCAAACGCAACTGCACCTACCCCACCTACCGCAACACTCTTCCCAGTCTTAGTGGCTTCTTTTTTACCGAAGCCCATCTTAATGTTTTTTCTTAGTATAGCTAACATTTCGTTCTCCTATTTTGAGTCAGGATGCGCTGCTTTATAAGCCCATGCAAAGATAGCCGTCACTAGAAATGTCAAGGTAGATACCATCGCTTCATGCTGCCAGAAACTTTGATACTTATCTCCACCTATCCAAGTGTTGCCCGCTTTACATAGCTCATAAAACAACGCTACTGTTATCGCTGCCCCGCCTGACCAGTAACCAGCCTTGGATGCTTCATCTCTGGCTTTTTGCTTGCGCGAGATTGTAACCAGTTCCTTAGTCGCTTTCTGAGCCTCTTTCTTTGCTTCTCGTTCACTTTGCCCTGTCCGTTTTAAAGCGTGTACAGTTGCGCCTTTTATTCTTTTCTCTTCCAAGTACGCATCGTAGAGTCTACCATAAC